CGACGCCAAATGCATCTGCCATTCGCTTAGCTACTTGTTCTTTCGCTACTGAACCTCTAGCCGCCATAAATCAATTCTCCTTACGTGAAATTTTTAACAAAGTCTTTTAAAGACTTAAATTTATCTACTTTTTCATCAGCATCCCTAAAGCACCAAGGACATAAATACAGATCCTCTCCTTTATGATACTGAATGTCTTGCGTATAATATAAATTATTACAACACTCGCAACGCTTGCAATAAATGTCAACACAGCTATCACAAACTAATTCATTATCATCACCTACAGAGTTTGCATCATCAATAATCATACGAGAACCGCAACAGGCACAATAACCGTAATTATCATCCTCTTCTTCTCCATAACTGAATTCGCAATCTCCGCATCGCATATATTCCCCATTTTCGATCATGTTCTTACCGCATTGTAAACAAGGAACATCACCGCCGATAGACCAATGTGGAAGATCGGTCTCCCGCGGATAATAATACATCTTTAAACTATAAATCGGCAAATAACAAGAAGAATAAAGCAAATCGTTATAATGAAGAATATAATTTCCCGCATCTTTAACAATATCACTAATAGGATATAAACGAGATAAAATAGGAATCCATGACTCTGCTAATCCAATGCTCTCCTCATTTACAAAAGGAGACTGCATCCTATTAGGGATATCATTAATAGCTCCATCCACCCATTCTCGTAATTGGAAAGTTTTATCAAATGTATTAATAATATCTTTAATCTGATTTAAGGCATTAATCGTTACAAATGGATACTGACGTCCCGCCATTAAACCACGTCGCCCATCTTCCATATAAAGAAGCATACGCCACTTCTTAGAATTCCAAGGAACACTTTCGGGAAAATGTGGAAGCTTCTGATTGTCTGCCCCGCGCAAATAACAAATAAAAGTACATCTGTCTACCATATAAGACAAATTTCCCGCCTTATATTCGCCATCAAGAGCATGGCAAGACCGCCAATTATAAGTATTTTCACTCGTACTCAAGAAATCAAGGGGATGCACTGAGAAGCATAATGTTCCTTCAATCTTATCCTCTTGGATAATACGACTTGCATAATTCTGAATGTCCTCTAAAGAACGCGGATTTTCCTCAAAATACTTAAAAGCCTTAACGAGCTTCATACCTTTTGGAATTTTCTTATCCTTATAAAAATAAGTATCAATGACTGTATTATCAAAGAAACCTTTTTTATTAACAGACACAAAATCACTTAAATCTTCATTCTTATAAGTATAATTAATTACTTCAAGGAATTCCTCAAGTCTATTTTCTTTAGTCTTTTCATCCAGAGTAAAAGCTACCTTCTCCGGCCACTCATAAATTAAATTCCCATGAAGGAACTTAATTAAGTCTTTTTTGGCTTCGAGGAACTTTTTGAATAGCTCTTCTGTTTTTGGATCACTGATTCCTTGGGAGTAGCTAATGACTTTGTTGAATTGTTCTCTAATGCTTTCGATGTCGAAGTCGTATGACATTTGACTAATCCTCCAATACAATCTTTACAATACTCACTGTGTGGGTTCGCAGGGTCAATCTCAAATGCCTCTTCACACTCCGCACACCATTCAACATTACTAGGAATACAATCAGGACAATAAAAACAGGTATGTCCATCTAATCCTTTTACAGGAAATGTCTCATATTCACTAAAGAGTTCACCGCATCCTCTACAGTGGACATAAAATCCATCTGTCTCAGTCGGAAAATTCTTGCAAATATTATCAAACCAAACACTATGATAATCACGATAATACTCAAAATCAGGAATATCCTTCTCTCGGAGCATGCGGATTACCTTATTAATCGTATCAAAAAGAGCACCCGCATTTAACGTTTCAATACGATTGTGCTCATTTTTATAACCCACTGAAAGGTTCACACCACAAATTTTCCATTCGGGGCATAAAATGCTAATATCGCTAAACGTGCCAAAATCCTCTACAAATCCAAAAGATTCAACATAATCCATAAATTTAGGACTATAAAGATCATAAAACACGCAATCATTTGTACCCTGTCTATCCAACTGAATAATATACTTTAATCCAGAGAAAGGGCACTCAGGATTTTCTAATACCAATGCTTCGGCTCCAAGACCGCCGATTTCTTCATCAGTAGTAAAGATGATAGATGGGCGTAAAGGCGTATTTCTCAAAATATGGAGAATCGCATAAACACCTGCTCTATCATCCGCACCAAGACCGTCCGGAGACCAAAGCACATTCTTTCTTGTGTCATAATATAAATCTTTAACCGGCTTCTCAAACACCGTATCAAGATGAGCTACCAAAGCGATCGGAATGTCGCCAACCGCACAAACATACTCCTTAGTTGAAACAACCTGAGTATACTTATTTTTTAATACGTCAGTAACATATTCTCTTAACTCATCTTGCGTTGAGCGAACCAGATATTCAAATAACCAAAGTTCGTTAGTCTTAAAACCTCTCACAGTTTATTCTCCTATCTTTATCTTATAGTTATATTATAACATTATTTTTTTTATTTGTCAATAGAGTCTTCTTCCGCTTTGGGGATAGATGTATTCTGCTTACTCGCTTGAACCGCTTTATCTATAGCACGAGAGAATATGAACGCGGTTTCGCAATAATGACACGTGCCTTGACGCTGACAACGCTGACCGCAAGCAATACGAGCGGAGCCAAAATCTTCAGGAAGACCGCGGTTATCTGCGTTATAATTTAAATTAGTTAATAAAAGATTCAAATTACCTTGCCAATGACCGCTTTGATAAATATCCAAAAGCACAGCTTCTTTAGAGAGCGCGGGCTCGTCAAATTCCAGCGTTGAAATAAATGTTCCGTAATAATCTACGTCCTCCGGTCGGACATAGGAACCGCATATCCCATTTGCTCTTGGAAGATTATCGTCATAACATTTATTCGCAATCATACGAAGCGGGACTTTCACTTGTTGACTTAATTGTTTTAAATCAAATGTGAGCGGTGCCCCGATAAAAAGTTCGCTAACTCCAAGTTCAAGGAGAACACGAACTTCCGCCCAAGTGGTAGCAGGGTATGCAAAATAATACTTTACATCAATATTACACCCATTACGAGTAAGCATATCCTCGAATGCTATAATAAGATCAACTTTATCTTTAAATGAATCAATTTCTTCCCAATTCACTTCTTCACCTTTACGGATTCGGATAATATATCGTTTATTGGGGAATTTTTGAATCATATCGTACATAATATTTATATCATTATAATTAACCATAAGTTCGTCGGCCTTTTCACGAACAACATCAGGCTGACGCACGGAAACGCAATATTTCAAATTATATCACTCCTTTATAATATAATTATAACAAAAAACTCCAATTTTGTCAAGAAAATTCTAAACGGCTTTTTTCTTTTGGGCCTTCGGTGTATGCGACCAGCACCGGTCGGAGCAGATGATAAGAAAAAATGGACTGAAAAAACTTTCAGTCCATTCAATCATTTAGTTCTTAGTCCTCGAAAGCGATTTTGCGGTATGCCACTTTCTTAGACGCCTTACCACCATCAGTGCCAGCAACAGAAACCTCAGTCTTTTCTGCGCGGTTCTCACTTACAAGAGTGCGAAGACGATAACTGGCACGCTGTGCAGAAATTTCCTCATCACCAAGAGCCTTGACAATCTCAGGAATAGTCATAAACTCATCACCAGAGAGAATACCATAAATCTGCTCAGTCAGCTCATCACCTTCAGCACGCTTAGCCTCAGCACGCTCCTTAGCCTTTGCAGTCTTCTTATCAAGAAGCTCAATCTCATGCTCACAAAAAGCAATAACATCTTCGGGCGGATAGGCAATCTCGCCAGTCTTCATAGCACCGATAATCGCGTTCAAATAATCACGCTTAGAAACCTTAACCTCAGTAGTCATAATTTTACCTTAACCTTTCATTAAAAACAATTTTTATTTTTAGGAAGTCTCTCTTCCTTTACCTTACATATATATTATATATTATTTTTTTTTAAAAATCAAAAGACATATCTCTGATTGGGATTTTGACCTTCGAGCCAAAACTTATAATCATCTTCATCAATGCCAAAGGCTTCCTTACCTTCCTCAGTAAGAGTTTCGCCATCAACATAATAGTTTACATCCCACATCTTCTCTTCTTTTTCGATCTCACCAGTGAAAAATTTCTTAACGCTACCATCTCGGCAACAGGTATAGCAGATATCTTTATAAAGGCCACTCGCCTTCTTCTTAAAGCGGAGGCGAATCAAATCCATATCATCGAGATCCTTACGAACACCGCAACAAGGACACGTGGTAGTAGATTCATCATAACAATACTCGCAATAAGTCAAACCATTAACATCATAAGTTCTTTCAACATCAACAATGTCATTGCACTTATCGCATCTCACTGCACCGGAACAACTAGCACATACGAGCTGATCTGCGGTATTTTCTCTATCATCGAGGAGATAATCTTCAAGGGGCTCACCGCAACACATACACTCGCATTCGCCAGAATAATTAAGCTCAACTATTCCTGTATCATCTTCATCAAGCTCAATCTTAGTAGAAACATAAGCATTGTGATCACTATAAACATCATTATACATGAAGTTAGTGTCAATCTGAAAGTAGATTCTAGAGTTTACATTTAGTTCTGCGATATTATTATAACAATTATTCTGAACCTTATTCAGATACTTAGTATAAGGACCATAACCAAGATTCTTTTCAGCAAGTTCCTTAATCCAAGAAAGGCAAATGCCCTCAAGGTCTTCATTCTCATAAGGATAACCCTTGATACCAAGAATGAGCTTATCACTAACAATGAAAAGTTCGCGCCAACGTTTGCTATTCCAGCTTACGGATTTACCACCCTGACGCCAAAGCTCCATATCCTCATTAGACTTGAGATAAGCTTCAAGAACAATGGGAGAATTCATCATTTCAACGGTGCCCTGACGATACTCACCACCGCCTTCCTGCCATCTCATACAGGAGTTCCAACCGCAATCATTATCACTCATAGTCATAAAGTCAAGCGGATGAATAGTTAAACAAAGTTCGCCAGAAAGAGTTTTCTGATTAAGAAACTGAGAATGAGCAATACGAAACTCTTCATATTCACCACGGTCAAGATCAAGAATATCACACAACTTACCGAGCAACTTACCAATTTTCATACCATGATTGACCATAAGAGTCTTACCCTCATAAGAGAGTTTAAAAGAATCGCCATTGTAGATATTGCCGAACAAGTCATCACAATACATCATGGAATTCAAATCAAAATACTGACTACTGGTCATAATAGTTTTACAAGTCAATTCACCAATCTTATTGATGAATGCTTCGCGAAATGTTCTACCAGAAGCGCCATAATTGGTAAAATACTTACGAAAATCATCGTCCATGTCATCAGAACAACGAACGTAATTTACATGACGAGAGATTGTGAGATTACTATCCAACATCTTATAAAGAGTCTTTTTGCTATCATCCCAATAGCGAAGAACATACTTAAGACCTGCGGTCATATCAGTGCATCCTCCATCAAGGCCTGCATATTCACGAATATACCACTCAATTTTCTCACGATCTTCCTCGGTAAGAATCTCATATAAATTAGTCATATCTTATCAACCTCTTTTTCATATATCTTTCTTAACCTTATATATATATTATATTATATTTTTTTATAAAAATAAAGAAAGCCCTTTGCGGTCAATCAAAGGGCTTTCTTCCGAAAGGGGTTTTATTATATTTACTTACAAAGATTACCCATGAACATGAGCGGAAGAAGATCATCCGCATTCTTAGTATCCTTCATAAGGAAATACATCATCATAGGATTCTTGGAGAAATCCATACCAGTCTGGCCACCCATCATAGAAAGCATCAGCATAGTATTCATATCAATATCTCCACCATTCTCGCTCATCATAAGAAAGGGGAGCATATTGCCGAACGGATTCTCCGCGCTCGGTGTATTCTCAGGAGTCTTCATGAAAAAATCAAACAGAGAAACAACACGAGTATAGAAATTAAAGTTGAAACAATTCTTCGTGGGAAGAATCTTCTTCTCTTCACCAGCCTGCGGATCAACAACCGTGATACCACTATCGCCGGCCTCAGTTACAAACATAGCCTTGCGGTTATGAACAATAACCATACCGGGGGCGATATCCTTAATGGCAACAGGCATCTTGTAAAGAAACTTACCGCCATTAAAGTTGAAAATATCAACGTCGATAATCTCCTTGCTTTCGGGGTTATAAGAAACCCAAGTGCCGTTTGCGTTCTTTACAGCCAGACCATACATAGACATACGAATGTTATCATTAGTGCAGGGGCCAAAATCAAAATTAAACGCCTTCATTTTCTTATTTCCTTTCTTATCATCATCATTGTTAAATGTATTCTGTTCACTCAGAGCTTTATCAATTGCGTTATGAATTCGACTATTAATATAGTCATCATCAATAGTTACACATCTGTCTTTAATAGTTGTGACTGCATCAGTAAGAGTTGGAATGGGAGCAATTATCTCCCACTTTGAACCATCCCAAGCAAGAGTTCTATCAGATACTTTACCAGTGACCGCGGAATCAGTATTAACTACTGTAGTAGACGCAGTTTCTGTGGGTTCTACTCTCGCGATAATCTTTTTGAGATCTCCATCAGTAATAGAATTACTACAAGAGAATTCAGCATCCCAACCATTACCCTTATCATAAACTTTGACATAGTTAGAATTTTTTACTTCTGTTTTAATATTGTTCTGTTCGAGAAATCTTTTCCGCCTATACTCGGAGAACTCCTCAGAACATTCAATCACATAATTGTCTTTAAAAATCTTACAGACATTATCAATCAAGTATTCTCCGAAAGACCCATCATCAGCATCACACCAGAAAGAATCTAAGTTATAAACATTAGGACAAATGGTAAAATAAAATTTACCAGCAAGGTCAAGCTTAATAGTAATTTTGATACTGTTATTAGAAGTCTTTAGTTTACGCCAATAGTTATAATTAAGTTTATAATACTTATTATTAGTAACTGCTTGGTTAAAGTCTTCTAAAAACTTTTCAAAAGTTTCAACGGGGAATTTATAAATTCCCATTACATTTGTCTCAACCATTTAGTCTTCTCTCCACTTCTCGTCGGATATATTCCATATCGCTATTGGTCAAAGTGAGTTCAGTCTGAAAGCTTGCTGCACCTGCACAAATCTCATTGATAATTCTTTCGAGTTCTTCAGTATGATTTGCATAACACATAAACAAACTATCCATTATTATGCCACCCACTTACTTGTATTCTTATCATTCCAAAAGAAATCAAATTCAGTGTGCGCCTTACCATCTTTATCTTTCTCAATAAGGATACTCATTAGATGAGAATGAATACTGTCCTCGGGATAGTCAACTTCCCAAACCTCACGGATATCATAACGATCCTCGTGCGGATTCGCCAAATGGGTAATAAAATTCTTTACCGTCCAAGTTTCAGTTGCCGTACAAAACATCAAGCCATAGTTTTCACTATGAACTGCAATTACTCTCTTAATCATTGTCGTCTTCTCCTAATATATCACAAATTGCCTGATGACTAAATGTAATTTTTGCTTCAAAGTAAGGAGCGGTTTTTTCATCAGTAATAATAATTTCAGCAAAAGCAATATCGTATTTATAAAAATCTACAATACGTTTAATTGCTTCCCAATAGTCAGAGGCTACCATTGTTCCTTGAAATTCTTCCTTTTCTGAGCCTGCGGTATGAACTATATAATAATACTTCATTGCAAGTAACCTCTTTTCTTATTTTCTATAAATATTATAACTTATTTTTTATAAAATGTCAAAAAGATCTTACCAGTCGCAACATACAAGCATGCTTGTATAATCAGTATCAAAAAAGAAATTGCGGAGTTCCGCATAAACGCGGTTCACATTGGCAAAGATTTCAAACTCATCTTCGTCGCAGGTAGACAGATCTTCATCGTTATCAACGAAATGAATCTCTACATAATTATTATAATCAAGAAGAAATTCCAAAACATCATTTATATCATCCTCAGTCCAATCAGGGAAAGTAGCATGGAGCCATTCAACGAACTGGTCATGATATACAACAGGCTTAACATTATAATTCATATAAAAAATAAGTCCTTTCTTAACTTTCTATAAATATTATATAATAATAAATATAAAAAATCAAAAAAGGACTTTTTAATTATTTAATTGTCAAATAAAGTGGTATCAATAATTGCAAAATTCGCACGATGAATATACACTGCCTTACCATCAATCAGTAATTCAGTAGTCTTCGGCAAATTACGCGGAATATCCCAAGAGACTTCATCACCCATAAACATACAAATGGGGTCGCCCATCTGAGACTGAATTACTACAATCTTACTGCCAGAATCCGCATTATTCACGTTTTTAGACTTCCAATACCACCAAGACAAATCCCAGTATTCGCTCCAACTGCGGTCGCTAGGTGCGGAAATGCTAGCCCCATCGCCACTTGTAGTCGAGGTTTCCGCGGGAATATCTACATCATACTGAGTAAGTCGACTATCCGCAAAGATAATGGTAGAACCGCAACTCTCAATATTTCTGCCATCAATATCAATACTTACAACCGACGAAAGGGAATAAGTGCTGACCCAACTACCACTTGTGTCATAAGCCCATTCCTTTACCTTGTTAGGCTTAATATCAAATGTCTCGCCTTCACACTGAAGCCATTGCTTGCCATAGTTATCATAGAATGTAGCAAGGAAAGAAAGTTTGATATCGCCTTCCTCGGGCTCCGCGGTCACTGTAACTGCTTCTGGACCACGACCGCACGCAGTCAAAGAAAGGCAAAGAATAATCGTAAGAATACCACAAACAAATTTCTTCATAATTTAATGCTCCTTCGGATTATTTTCCATATAATTTTTGATACGATCACCATCAAATCGAGAAGAACACTTGAGACAAATGTAACTATTGTAATAGTCGCACCAGTGCTTCTCTGTCCCATCAGGATTCAAAGTGGGATTCAGCGTATCATACGCACAATAAATCTTATTAGTCATTATTTTACCTCACTACATCTTGTTAATGTATTAATCTTTACGTTTTTGCGAACATCTTGCGATTTCACAGTTCCGCGAATATGATAAGTGTTTCCAACAGACCAATCCACCTTAGATGAAGTAACCCACATAAATTGATTACCTTCCGCGTCGCTCATAGAGTAAACAATCGCATGACCATATTTACCTTCGAGAGCATATTTATTATCAATAGTGGCATTGATATCAATGCGGTCGCCAATATTCCCGATCCACTGTGCTAGACTCTCGTCATACACAAGGGCGTCAACCGCGTGCTTTACCACTTCTTCGCGGTAAAGTTCGCCATCTGCCCCACCCACTTTATCCCAATCGAGACGAATCGGTTCAACGTCCGCGGGCAAATCTGCGGGAATCTCATCGCACGAGCGAAAATACCAACCCCACAATCGTGTATAGCGCGCAGGACTCATTTTAAACCAATCATTCTCTTCATCGCAATTGCCTTTGAAGATCGTGATATAACCTGCATCACCAAATCCTAATACCTGACGATGCGGTGCCATCTTAGTTGCTACCTCTTGGGTTTTTTCCGGATAAAGCTTGGCATACTCCACGTCATCATACCATCTTACTTGTCTCACATTGAGGGTTCGGGGATGCTGGACCTGAATATACTTTTTACCGCCGGAGGTATAAACATCACCGATTACTTTATATGATTGAAAACTCGGAGCTACCATACTTTAAAACCTCCATAAATTTAATCTTCCATCAGATAATCAAAACCATAACCACACAGATGACCATTCTCAATCCAAGAGATAAAGCAAGCTCCGCCTTTCTTATTCGGCCACGTTGAGCAGGAGAGATTCCACTGCTGGGATGCGGGCTTATCCTGGAAATACTTGAGGATTTCATCAACTGCGGATTCATCACAAGTCATCGCATCAAAACCACCAAAGCCATACTTCACACAAATATTCTCGATATCTTCTTCAATTTGAGAAGGAATATTAACAGCACCAAGCATAAGCGTCTCTCCTTTTTTATCTTCTCTTTAACTTTCTATATATATTATATATTATTTTTTTATAAAAATAAAGAAAGACCCTGTGGTTTACATAGGATCTTTCTTATCATTATCTTTATCGGAGGATTCCCAGAAGCAATGGATAGCTAAGACAGCCCAAGTAAGAAGCGCGGGAATAGCGATTTCTAAGCCCACACCTTCCATAATATTAATACACGCACCACTGCATAGGACGCAAAAACAGATTCCGCCTATTTTATTTATCATCGGGATGATCCTCCATATACTTATCTACTTCTTTACCAAGCCAATCAAGAAAATTATTGAGGGCAAGTGTTGCACAAGGAAGAATCACCATAAACCACTCAGGAGTATACCCTAAGCTTCTATCATGAAGGCTCGCCACGACACAGAAAGTCCAGCAAAAACATAAGAATAGATTCACAGTTCAAAACCTCCATACATCATAACCTGAGAGGAAAAACGAAGCAAACCCGCGATCATTTCACGGTTTTTAATATCCTTCTTGAGAGTCTCAGGGCAACAACCAGTAGTCTCTTCAATATAAGAGATGAGTTCTGTATTACGAGTGCAAGCTTCTTCAAGCTCTTTCTTCGCGATTTCCAATTCCTTCTGGGCTTCCGCGAGCTCATGATAAAGCTGAAGATTACGTGCCTGGAGTTTAGTTTTCTCACGCTCAAAAGCGAGATCCTTAGCAGACTTCTTATATTTACTCGTTGCCATAAAGATTCATCTCCTGTTCATAAAGTTCTTTATAAATCTGAGTGGTTTCAGGATAGCAGAACACACCATACTGCTTATGATACTCAGTAGCAAAATGTTCTTCAAATGCTTCAACCTGAGCATCAATCTCGGTTTCAAAATAGCCCTTCACCTTGATATACACAGGATCACCAATACGCTCACGACTTAAAGAACCAAAGAAATCAATGCGGTAATACTCAGTCCGCATTTCGTCATTATCTTCATCGGAGTTCTCCTCTTCCGCTCGCTCTTCAAGAGTATTAAGCATCTGCTCAAAAGGAAAGAAGCCAAACTCAGGAAAACGTTTACCAAAAATCATTTCAAAATCAGTGGGAATAATACTAAATTCAGAAACCTCGAACGCACTGAGAAAATCATTAACATTACTATATTCAATTTCCTCATTAGAACCAATCCAATAACTGAATGGCCTACCGCACTCAATATCTGCGACAATCGCATTTACAGTTGCGGTATAGCGTTCATATTTCTTTTCATCCATAATAGAGAAGCCTTCGACAAACATTTCGTCCGCCCAGTTATCACGATAGTGAACATAATAAAACATATTACTTACTCCTCCACGTTCTTAATGTATTCCTCAAGGATTGACATAGCCAGCTCAATTTCATCAAGCTCATTATCAACAAAGATTCCTGCATAATCAAACATATCAAGATAGCTATTAATAGTATCAATAGCTTCGAGGGCATCTTTCTTCGTATGGGGCATTTCTACCATTTTCATATTTATCAATCCCTTTCTTAACTTTCTATAAATATTATATATTATTTTTTATAAAAAATCAATAAAGATTAAGAGGTATGGATATCTACATGACAATACTCATCGATAAAAAGATCTCTACCAAGTCGAGCAAATTCGCGGTCAAGTTCACGAACGGAAAGCCCAGTGTTATTACGAACAGGCCAAACTTCCCACTCAATGCCTTCCTCAACTTCCTCAGAATCATAATCTTCAAAAATATGACTGTAAGATTCAATTACATCATAGGCCATAGATTCACCAATATCATTGACTTCCGCTTCACCCTCGACCTCAAATACTCCACCAGTATTAATACCATGGAGTCCGCCATAGACATTTTCATAGGCATAAATCATTACAACCATTAGATAGTCTCCTTATCAACATCCATAGTCTTTACATAGTAATCTCCATAAGTTCCAGCGAACATACCGGTGAATGCAGGCTTTGGAATACCATACTTTTTCCAATCCTGCTTCTCATAAGCCTCAACCGCAGTCTTCTCCCACTTTTTACCTTCCTCATATGCCTTTTCAAGTGTAGAAAAAAGACCAATTACATGAGTATCATCCCCGCCATTGCTATCATAATGACGGCAAAGAACATACATAGTCATTAAGCATGCACCTCCTGATAGAAAGTCTGAAGAGAGCCATCTTTATCAATCCAAGAGACAATTAGCATATAAATTGAAATACCAACAGTATCAAAGACGCAGGGAACGCTAATATCATAATCGCGAATCCAGCAATTACCCTGTGCTTCAGAAAAGAGCTTCTCGACCGCATCGCCAATATGAACATCATCCTTAGAAAAAAGGAGAGCATATTCATCATCTTCTGGGTCGGAATAGTCTCTACCAATTAAATCCCAAAGTTCCTGAATCATAATTTTTATTTTCCTTTCTTTAACTTTCTATATATATTATAATATATTTTTTAAAAAAAATAAAATAAGGACTTATGAATTAACATAAGTCCTTATTATTCACTTCAATTCAATCGGTTCAACACGTTCAACATAATCACCAACAAACCAATTTGTCCATAAGCTATCTCTCAATGCTCGTTCGCTCATTAGCTCCGCATTGAAATCCTTAATCTCAACATAAAGTTCGGTAGAGCCAATATTATTATCATTATCAGTATAAGTCTGTTCAAGTCGCCACTCAAGATTCTCTCGCTGAGAAAGTGCAGATTTATAGTTGGCTTCATTCGTTACAGCTTCGCTAATACAATAGATTCCGCCGATCGCAAAAGCAAAACCGCCAAGCACGGCAATCACAATACCTACAAAACTAAGAATGGAACCTTCCATGTTAAATTCATCGCCAAATTTATAAATTAAGAAAATACCACCGGCAAGGATAACCACGAAAAGTAAAATAGTAATCATAATTATCTTCTCCTTACATATGTTTAGCTAAAACATCTACAATAGCAATAAGACTTGCTACATTTACAAGAAAACACGCTAAGAGGTATCCAATGCTCGCATCCTCCATTTTTCTTATCATTCAATATAATACTATAGCGCAAGCGATGAAATATAAAAATTCAAACATATCGTCTCCTTAATAGATTAGCCAATAGATGATTTTAGCTAAGCCAGAGATTATCGGAATCATAGAAATCACAATTAGAAGCGTGCCAGTAACGATGCATGTGTCAATAAGAAACATATCCTCATAAGGATCGGCGCCATCCGCGAGCTTAAAGATATATAGAGCGAATCCAATCGCAAGAATACCTAAAATAAGTTCTATCATATAACCTCCTTAATCTAAATCATCAAATAAGACTGATATAATCCCGAGCATACAAAAGCAAAGGATTATTATTTTAAACATAGAAAACTGACTGAATGAATCCAGTAAACAGACAAATCAACATACCCCAACCGCAGTAATAATACTTCTCACCAAGAGTCATAGTATCATCGTTCAGTAAATCATAATACATAAAGGCGAAAAATGCCAAAATAATAATCAACATAATAATCATAATTACCCTTTCTTCTTCTGACCGAGTTTGTATCCACGCTTTCTCGCACGAGTAGTCGCCGAATCAATGGTTTGACGGTGAATTGAACCAATCTCCGCGGTTGGGCCACTCTTCATAAATTGGTTAAGGTTAAGCGGGGTAGGACCAAATACGTCAACACAAACATTTTTGTGATAAATATCTTTTTCCTTATGATTGTGATCATGGCCGTGAAGATTTTTAGCCCAGTTCATTTGGATCGGCTCGTGCGAGAGAACGAGTTTCTCGCCGACAATTAATGCTCCTTCATAAACCTCGTCAAAAAGGCCATCGTCTGCGGAAACCTCCCAATATTCAAAAGGAGAGCGAAAATCGTATCCTGAATCAATAGAATATTTACAATCAGGATAAAGATGTTTCATTTCCATAAGCGCTTCATCCTTCTGGTATTGATCCATAGGGAATTTCTTTTTAATAATTTTGCGCTTATAGTTCTCAGAACCTGCGTCATGGTTGCCTTTGATAAGGACTTTATAACCAGCACGCAATTTTCGCGCATAAGAGATATTGCCTACATCGCCAAGATGAATGAGGCAGTCCTTCCGACCGGCTTTACTATTTAATATTTTTACAAGATCATCATCACTAATGCGGTTGGGATAGCCGGTTCGTAGATCTAGGTCGCCGAAGTGAGTGTCGCTGATAACCCAGATTGTTTGACCAACCCACCGCTCATTAAAAATATCATATAATCCAGGAATCATTTTATCACTCCTTAAAACTCAATAGCATCATACCAGCGGAAATCAAAGCATCCACCATCGAGAACCATATAAAGACATTCCGCGAAAGTATATTCTTCGCTCCAATAATCTTTAATATCTTTTTCAAGACCAAGATATTCTCTACGCTGAGCTTCCATAATATCATCTTCAAGTTGACCTTCAAGAAACGCTAAATAAAGTTCCTGCGCATCGGCCTCTGAGAGACCGGTAAAGGTATAAATCCGTGGGACATTATCGCCAACATAATCAGTAATTCTATAAACTCTAACGTTCTTCATAAGTCCTCCTTAAAGTTCGACACCATCAAAATAAGCAACATTAGTATAGTTATAGCTCGCGTGAAATAAGGCCTTTCCGCGCGACATGCCCATCCAAAAATCAGGACCCCACTCAGGATGGCCTTCGTATTCACATTCCTGATACTCTTGGATGTAGTTATCAAGATCTTCTTCGGAAAATGCAAGAATCATTTCTTCAACGTCTGCTTCGGTTGTATCAACGAAAAGATAATTGATATACATATCTTCATCCGCAATAACGGCACAGTTATGATTTTTCATATTTCTTTCCTTTCTTAACTTTCTATATATATTATATATTAAAAAATATAAAAAATCAAAAAAGGATTTACGCTTGCGTAAATCCTTTTATAATACAGGTACGAAGTTATAATAGATAATCATGTCCGCGAGAGATTCATTATAGATACGTTTGTTGAACTTATAGCAATTATATTCTTTCTCAGTATGTTCTTCTAAGACAGACATAGTAATCTCAAGAGCTTCAGATTCACTAGCGTTTGAAACGCAATAAATCTCATCGTAGAGAGCGTCATAAATAAATAAGACAGGAATACGAGTCATATATTATTTCCTCCATTAATTGATTTTACCCAAAATTTTTGATATAATATATTTAGAAATTAAAAGAGTTCAACTGCGCCCTCAAAAAGATTCATAAACTCCTCAGCCACTTCCACAGAAACCATAATGTTAGTAGAAGAACCGCCATACCAGTCAATGAACATACGAATGAGTGGACCACCATTCTTTGCAATGTCTTCTGCGAATCTATTAGGATCCGCAGGTACGAGTTCGACACTATTAATGTTATTTGTGTTGATAAGATACTTATAACCACGACAGTTATGAATAATTACGTTCATACAAATGCCTCATCAGTAATAAAATTTTTGAGTTGTCTCACGACCGCAATACCATCAGGATCGCCATCGGTGAAGGTATACTCGAAATGAGTTTTATCAGTCATATAGAACACAAGTTCTACACCAGGAACCTCAGTAGCGATACTATTATTATCGTCATCATTCTCTCTGTCAATTCGATTAGCGAGAACTGCTACAATCTCATTTACATTGATGAAGACGCGGTCGCCGTTAGACATTTTTAAATAAATCAATTCACCTTTATTCATATTTTACTTCTCCACAATATAATCTTTTGCAACATCTGTTCCTTCTGGGATATACAGATATGTGCGAGTTGCTTTTGAGCAAATAAAGAACCACTCTTTCCAATCACCATAGCGCGGGAGTCGTTTTTCAACGTGCGGGACCTGTTCAGAGTAGACAAGAACTGTGTCGTTTGCTGGATAAGTTTTCGTAGTAGTGATGCCATCATCACTGACCGCGAGATAAGTATAGTAGACAGTACCTACATCAAACGCACGATAAGTATAGATACAGCCATCGTCATCCATACTTGTCAGTTCTTGGGCTTCGATAATCTGATAATCATAATTTGAATAGTCTTCATTAGTTCCAGAAACGAGAATCCCACCAAACATTCCAATAACGAGATACCAACAAACGCCAATCCAAAAGGCAGGAATGAGCTGGTGCGGAATGTCGATTTTATCACTATAAGTCCAATCGCGAAAACGGGGAACCTTGGGGTTGGAGCAACATTTATAGTAACTGATGGTACCGTAGATAGAATTGATAGCTAAAATCAGAAAAACGATTAAGATTGGTAGAAGAAAACTGCCCACCAGCGTTTTCAAGAAGAAGATTAACATTTGCGGTTCCTCCTTTAAAGAACATATTTAATATTATCACAGTAATTAAAATCTCTCATACAACCATTTTCTTTACTGAAACAAGAACAATCTTTTTCGCACGTTTTTGCGATAATGTCGGGATTACGAACGTTCGTGACGGTTCGCATATTTCCAACGACTTCTTGCTTTTGGATTATCTTCGGCGTGTCAGGAGAATCATTAAACGCGCAGTTTACAAATTGTTCACAATTTTGGCAAGTCTTTAGTTTTGCCCAACATTTATCGCAATAAGTATTTCCTTTATCATCAATAATCATTTGTTTATGAAAGATTGGTGTATGACATACTTTACAAGTATAGTATTCACCGCAAAGGAAATTATCGCAAATTGCGTGATTGGGACCAATTGTATTGCCTGTAATCTGGCATAGTTTGGTTGCCGATCGGTAATAGCCGCAGTTATTGCAATAAAAAGTCATCATAACACTTTTGCGGAATATGGAGCATCATCGCCGTCAAATTTTAGAATCTTATCGGCAAGTTCGTGGTTGACGCGGATAGGGCCTTCCTCGAGGGGAGTGAATGTAATGGTGATAAGATCATCAAAGTAATCTTCTGCCCACTGACCAGCTTCTGCGAGGGTTTCTGCGAAGATAAAACCGCACGTGAGTTTATCCATTTTATCATCGTCGTCCCAATAGCGAGCTTCGTAATATACAGGGAACTGCTTCATATTATTTTCCTTTCTTAGTCGATTGTAGAGAGTAAGAAGATCTCAGGGTCGTCAAGTGCTTCAATGGGAATCTTGAGAAACTTTGAGTATGCTTCCTTCATTGTATCATTAAGGCGATAATATTCCTGCGGTGCGATGAAGATATTATCGACACGAGTTGCTTCACCTGCGGAAGACTTGCCGAGAAGAAAACCGAAGATGGGATTTTCGTTGGAGTCATAGCTGTTGATGCGATGCCAATAACCTTCATCTTCTAATTGTGCGATTGCTTCATTAGCATTTGAATAATTCTTGAGAATACCCTTAGGAACTTTATAACCGCATATGAGTTTAGAACCAAAATTAACAGACATTTAAATACTCTCCTTAATAATGGTATTGATGAAATCGGTATACTTATATGGCCTGAGATAATAGGTGGTTTTTGTCTCATTATCCCATATAATAATCATAAGTTTATCAGAGCCAGAGTTTTTTACATCAATTGAATGGATATGAGTAGTATTGACAATATGAGTTTGACCCTGCGTGTCTACAAACTTACTAAGCATTTTTATCACCTTTCAATAATTTTCCTTTATTTTATAGTTATATTATATATTAAAATTTAATAAAAATCAATAAAGAATGATTTTGTAGGACAAAATAAGAAAAAGTAATAATAAGTATTTTTATGTAATAATGAAAGGATGTGAATAAATTGAATAGTGATATGACTACTATGACAATTAGAATTTCATAGGGTGATAAAGATATTCTTACTGAGATGGGTAAAGAATTAGATTTGAGTTTGTCTTACATTGTAAGACAAGCGCTTAAAGAATATATAACAAATCATAGCAAATAAAGGCAGGTATATTAACAAATGGAAAATCAAAACACCAAGAAGAATATGATTGTATATTCTTTTAGAGTAATGGAAAAACTAGTAGAGAGAGGTCATTTCCCTTTGTAGATGATGCCAAACCCAAAGTTCCCGCAATATAATTGTTGGATATTCTCTGTCGATGAGAGCTTCTTAGCTGACTTCGAAGAGATATAGGGGGAGGGGAAACCGCGTGGATAATACAAAGGATTTACATAGATTTGTATTTTATGGCGAATGGTTAGAGAATATAAAAGGTTTACCCATTGAAGAGTAGATGAAAATTGTTTATGATATGGTTCAATATGGAACGGGCAATGAACCTTAGTTTCAAGATGACCCTATGGTTATGATGGGTTTAAATTTTGTTAAAGGGGCTATTGAAAGGAGTAAACAAGATTATATAAATAAAGTAAATAATGGAAATAACTATGGTCGCAAAAGAGTAGTTATTAATAGTGAAATTTATAATTTGGCTAAAAGTGGTATGAATTCTACTTAGATATCTGAGGAATTAGGTATTAGTAAAAGTTCTGTAGACCATAGTGAAGGATGGAGAAAACGTAAAGAAAAAGATGTAGAATTTGTATTTTAATTGCATTTTGCAAAAACTTTGTTGCAATATTGCAAGTTTTGCAACAATTTGCAATTGCAATTGTACAATTTACAATGATTTTTGCATTTTGTACAAAGCAATATATAATATACAAAAATGCAAAATTTTTGCAAACAAGTTTGCAAATTTGCAATTTAAGGAATTTTTGCAAACAAGTTTGCAAAAAATCTACAGTTTTTGCAAGACTTATAGATGAGAGTAAAAGGAGTAGTTAAAATGTCATATAGTTATACAGATGTAATGGGAGGAAAAGGCAATCAATCTATTGTTAGATTTGCTAGAGGAACGCAAGAATAGTTTGATAAAATGGATACAACAGGTTTTATTAAGCCTGATATATATATGAAAGATAATACTATTTATTTAGTTATTCCTACACCAGATACTAAACCAATAAAGGTAGTATTTGAGACTTCGGGCACAAGTGCCCTCGTTGATGGGGATGATAAACCTGGATCAATAGAAGAAAATCCATTTCTTTAGGAGTTTATTTGATTTATAATAAATAATATATTGGCTTCGAGCATAAATGCCCTCGTTGATAAGGGTATTATTTGATTTTTATTAAATAATATATTAAAATATAAATAATAAAAGAAAAAAGACTTCGGGCATAAATGCCCTCGTTAAAAACGAAATGAAAAATAATAAGCCGGGGTATATTCTTTTTAAGTTTATACGGGGAATATATTCCGGGGAGTATTTTAAATTATGAAATGAAAGTAAGGATTTGGAATTTGAAATGAAATTTGATACTGAAACTTTGAAAAAGAATAATGGAGAAAAGGTAGGCGTTTTCCGCAATTGGAATGTAATTGCAACTACTAAGAGAGAATTCTTTAATAGAGAAAATACGCAAGGTGCTTATCTTATTTGGGATGATTGTAATAAGTTGGTATTTAATGGTAAGGTTCTTGGTAGAATTACAGAGCAGGGAAAAGTGGAATATATTGAGAGTGAGTATAGATATGTAAAACCGGTCTTTGAAGACAAGTCCGCGGATAATAGACCCAATATTACTGTGTCTCTTGGAGAGGTTGATTTGGGGCAAAGGACGCTTGCCGATGATATTCTTGATGGTGCATTTAAGATAAAGTTGGAGGAGTTGCTTGTAAATTCGAACACTACGTGTTCTCATTGAGGAGGGATTATGATTTATATTGTTTGTTTCTTACTTGGTATGGCTGTTGGATATTGTATATAGAATGCTGGAAGAGACCGTTAATAGATCTATATTGGTTGATTCGCTTCTGGATAGTGATTAAGTTGATGGGTGAAGAATCGGATGACGTGGGATAAAATTATATAATTTTAAATGATTTGGTAGAAATTGCGGTTGTGCCCTGCCGATCGGTTCAACTAACTACCAGACCTTATTCCTCGTCATCCGATCTCCGTAGCCCATAAAAAAAGAGAGACTAAAAATAGTCTCTCTTTTTTCGTATTAGGCAATTCTTGGTGAAATTGTCAATTCTTAGGATGTTTCATTTACCACCCGAAGAAGGTTTCACTTATTAACAAAAGCATTCAAAAAATCGGCAATTGCATCCTCATCAGACTTTTTACAACGCTTTACTTCAACCTTCTTCTTAGGCTTATCCGCAGGGAACAACACGTCAAAAAGATCGGCGACTCCATCCATGAAACCATAGACTTCCTCGAAAATATTCTCAATGTCTTCCGCTTTGAGAGAAGAATTCTTGTAGCCATTAAGACCGGCATACTCGTTAATCCGATCGGCGATTTCCTGTGCAAGCACAGCCTTACGATCGGCAGTCTTAGACTCAGCCTTTACCTGATCAACAGCATCATTAAGTGCCTTAGCCATCTCGTCCGCAATAACCTGAGCGTCCTCACCATTCTTCAAACGAGCAACAATATCATTCATATCCATATGAATACCTCTTTTCTTATTTTGTAAATATATTATATAATATTTTTTTAAATTTGTCAAGATTTTTTTAGATGAAAATAAAGGTGTGAAAAGATGTAAGGGCGAAGCAATTTTCAATTAATCATAAAGGCATATGATCCTACGCGGGTTTAAAAAAGTCTTTTTTAATATTATAACATATTTTTTTATAAAAATCAACTTTCGGGATTTTCCTGGGCCATATGGAGGGGTGCTAGAAGTTCAAAAAAATTTGCATATGGGTATACCGATCGGAAACTCGGCCCGGGACGTCCCACCCCGGGCCGGCCATTATAGCACATCCGATCGGAAAAGTCAATAGGTAAAATGCACAAATTTTCACTTTCGTTAGAACGCACAAAAAAAATCAGCAGGTTTTGTTCAACCTGCTGATTTGAATATTTATTCAAAGAAATTGTTTACAATTTCATCGAAAACAGAGGGGTCAATGTCCACGTTGAAAAAGCGGTCATTCTTTCGGAACGCCTTGGGATAGCGCCTAATCAGTTCCGCACGAAGAGCGGATTCCGCACCCTCGGCGGGGTAGTCCCCGCAAGAGCGGATGCGGTGAATCTCAACGCGAGTAATAGAATACTTTTTCGCATACTCGCCGATTTCATCACGCAAACGGCCTACAACATCTTTCCCAGAAGTGCCTACTTTGTTAAATTCAAGTTCATCATCATTGTAAAACTTGAAAAAGTAGACGGCTTGAACGCCCTTTAGGTTCTCTCCACAGTCGGGCATAAACTCCATAGCAACAGGCGGTCTGCCGTTCTTAAAGTGACGCATCTTAATCACAATTTCTTCCATGAACATTTTCCTTTCTATTGATTGAAGTGTACCATCGTTTCTTCAACCATTTTTTAACATTTTTGGCCTTTTTCTGGTGGAAAACCGCATTTTTTCAGCGGTTTTCCACCATTTTTCATCAATTTTTGGGCTTTCGCTTCTGGATTAACGTCAATTCATAGGCATTTTCGCCCACATTGAACGCAATCATACGTTCTACGTTCGTAATTTCTACGTTTTCGCACGCATTTTCACTGTTTTCCCGCAAAAAAGTTGCAAGTTCAGCGATAATAGAGCGTTTTGTGGGGTTCTCTTTACGCTGTCGCTTTTCAAACTTGTAAGCGGTCGGCGCTTTGCGCGTTCCAGTCTTGGAATACTTGTTAGCTTCTTTCAGCTTGTCAGCAGACAAATCAAAGTCCTTGGCGATTCCATGGTCAATATCATCATCGTCCATCAGAATTTCTTTTGCTTCCTCGGCAGTGCAATCTAACTTTTTCATTAGATTGTCAATCTTTGCCTGAAAGTCTTTCTCGCTCATTTTAGGCATTTCATAGCCCCCTTTCAAGTATGATTATAGCACTACACAAGGCAGTTGTCAAGGGGAAATTTGCGGGAGTGCCCGATTTTTTTCGGGCACTCCCACGTTCTTAGTGGGCAAGACGGAAATAAGACTTGCGCTTTTCAACGACCTTTTCAACGCCGTTGGCTTCCACCATCTGACGGAGCAGAGCGGAAACGCGCTGATTGGACAGGTCGCCCAGACCATCAACGCCCTTGATAAGCTCGGTCACAGTGTACAGGCGGTCGGGATTCGCGGACAGCTCAGCAAAGATAATATCCTTGTAGCCGTCATTCGCCACCTGATTCGCGGTCGGCTTTTTATCAGACGCGTTCTTGCGAGCGAGCAGGTCAATCTCATGGTTGATGAACTCAACCATGCCGGCGTCAGCTTTGACCTCATCCATGGTCAGGAGCATCTCGAAACGGTCGCGCTTGGTGAGCTTCTTAACAGTAGAAGTAGACATAGTATCAATTCCTTTCTTTGGCGGTAGGTCGCTACCCTTTTGATGTATTAAGTGTACCACACTTTGAGAAGTTTGTCAAGAGGTTTTGCAAACTTTTTACACGATTTACAACCCCGACCTGACGGATAAGGTCTTGTTTGCTTATTTAACGTTGCGGACATATCCGCAAACTGACAAGTCAAACTCACTTTCGCGTTCAACGTTTGGCTTTACTACGTGGTGTATTACGTTTACTTCCTATACTTTCTCGAAGTCGCGCGCCCTCGGATTTCTTGGGCTACTTCCTCTTGACATTATCTATTGTAGCACGCTTGCGGGGTTTTGTCAAGAGGGAATTTCACTTTTTTTAAGCGTCCTTAAAGGGATTTGAACCCGTCCCACATAGGCTTGCCGTGGTTTACCTCAGTGTCATTCCCTCTTGACATTATCTATTATAACAGATTGCCCACGAATTGCAATTGACAAAATAACCAAATTACGGGAAAAAACTTTTTTCATTTTTATGTAACTTTTCTCTTGACAAAATTGGCGGGGCGTGGTATAATGGTGAATTCGGCCCGCGTTGGGCGTTCGCGGGCCGCCCATTTTAACATAGAAATCCGCATTTGTCAATAGGCAAAATAAACAAAAAAAAGGGAGATTTCTCTCCCTTTTGTCAGAATTCTTCTTTAATTTTTTCTGCCCAAATATCGCGCCCTGACTTGCCCGCGATATTCAATTCTTTTGCAATGGTTTGAGCAGTCAGTAGGTCAAGCTCGTCCGCGATTTCATTTTCAAAGTTGACCCAAAAGTCATAAGTCTTAATGATGAGCACTTCATCAGCTTCAAAAACGCCACCGCATTCCGCGCAGATGATGTAATCATGGTCAATCAGAATACCCATGTGCGGGTCATTCTCATTAGGGTCTACAAAAAGGACTTGTTTTGCGTTCATAGGAAACACCTCTTTCTTTTGGATGTACTTATTATATCACAGGGAACAGGACTTGTCAAGCCCTGTTCCCTATTTTTTTTATCTCATGTTTACCATTGGATTTTCCTTAATGTTTCGCATGAGTTCCCGCTGGAAGTCCGTAGGGCGCGGGCGTTCCGTTTCTGGTTTCTTGAAAAGAGACTTTTCCATTGCCTTGTGCTGACGAACACAATACTTCAAAATCTCAACTTCAATCAGAACATCTTCAAGTCCCGTATGCGATTCATCAAATTCTTCTTCACCACTAATAAAGCGGTAAAGGATTTCTGCGGTAAAGCGGAGCTGTCCATTTTTAGTCTTGTAGCCGTTTTGTTCGCAATAATCGCGGTAAGTAGGCATCTTGCCGATAATCTGTCGCGCCATTTTCAGAGTGTCCCACACTTCAAGCCCGTAAGGGAAGAAATAGCGATACTTGCTTTTCGTGTCCCAACGCTGAGCATTGTTGCAAGCATTAAGGTCAAATCTCATGTTGTGAGCACACACAAAAGAACAATTATAGCGTTCCACGCAGTCGCAGAAAGCCTGTCGAATTTCAAATAGGTCTGCCATGATTCGGGTGCCGTTCGCAATGTCCTCGATATAGCGGGGAATCTTGTCGGCGTAATAGGCGGACTGCATCAGGTCGCGCTCATAGCAGAAAATGTCGCGATTCACAAAGGAATAAGTTTCATAGACGTTGCCCTTGGAATCAATGACCGCCCATCCAAAATCATACGGCAAGACGTTCGACATATCCAGTTTATCGCCCTGCTGGATAGTGTTCGCGGTTTCAGTATCTAACATGATACCGTAGTTTCTGCGCTTATCAATGCTCATGTTGTATGTCTCCATTCATAAAATTCGATTGAGGTTTACCATCGTTCTCTCAACCTCTATAAGTATTATAACGCTTACTTTTGGATTTGTCAAGACTTTTTTATGCGGGACAGGGGATTTTTTTATCCCCTGTCCCTTGCCCTTTACGCAAGGGAGAAATAAGACTTGCGCTTATCGACCGTCTTAACGACAGCACCCGCTTCAATCATCTGGCGCAGAAGAGCGGAAACACGCTGATTGGAGTAATCCCCCAGTTCGGGGACGCTCTTAATCAGGTCAGTCACAGTGAACAGCTTACCCGCGTTCTCGGTCATGGCGTCCAGAATGACCTGCTTCACCGCGTCATTCTCCATCTGCTTGGCTGTGGGCTTCTTATCGCCCGCGTTCTTCTTGGCGAGAAGCTCAATCTCATGGTTGATGAACTCAACCATATCAGGGTTTGCCTGAACCTCGGTCATCTTGAGAAGAGCCTCGAAACGGTCGCGCTTGGTGAGCTTCTTAACAGTAGAAGTAGACATAGTATCAATTCCTTTCTGGTATTTTAGACTGTCCTTGTCTTTGATGTAGTTATTGTATCATAGATTTGCGGGTTTGTCAATAGGTTTTTGCGAATTTTTTTAGGCGGTGGACGAGCTTCAATAGTCATCTTGTTTATACCTCTCTCATTTGATGTATTCATTGTACCATAGGATGAGCGATTTGTCAAGGGGTTTTTCAAACTTTTTTGAAAGTTTGTTCGGCACGCCACGCTTGAGACTTTCGCACCGACTTCTGGTACAATGGTCAGGTGAACCGCCTTTCCGCAGGTCTTACTCTTTCCTCCTGACATTATGTATTATAGCAGGTCAGTATTGATTTGTCTATTGACAAATTGCACAAGTTTCGGGATCTGAAAATAATCAAATTTGTGCAAAATTTCTCTTGACAAAAATGCTGGCAGGGTGTATAATGGTAAATTCCGGTCGCAACGTGCGTGGGCGACCGGCCAATTTTATCACATTCCCCGGTCGGTGTCAATAGTCAAAATAAACAAAAAAATCTCCCCATTTTTGGGGAGATTTTCATTTTGAAATTAGTCAATTACATTGACTTCGGTTTTAACAGGGGTAACCAACTGTTCACGAGAAAATTCTCGAATCTGACCCGTTTCAAGATTGACTGCATAACAAAATTGCCAACCCCTTGATTTAATAAACGGAGCTTTGTTGTTGCCATCAACTTTGAGATACATTCCCGTTCCGCCCTCGCTCCTTTGCGTGGTGAACGTGCCACCGCACAAAATATTCATAATTTGGAGCTTGCCTTTGTCGCCAAAATTTACTTTCATAATTTTTCCCCTTTTCAAAATTCTTCTAAGAAATGAATCGGCTTATGATTTGGTCTAAAAAATGCCATTCCTTTATAGTAAAGAGAATCAAACAAATCCGCTGGCACTTCAAACCATTCTGTACCACTAATGCGGATACCTAACTCACTTAAAGTCTGATGACAAGTATTTTCCATGTCTCGACTGCCCGCACAGGTACTACGCATTATTGCTTTTGGATTATGGCTATAATAGCTTTTGCGACGCTTTGCGAGATTTTTAGTGCCATCGGAATAACCAACTTTTACCAAATGACTGTTGGCTAAATCATCCATCATTAAGTACAACATTTTTTTACCTCACATCAAATGGCTATGAACCCATTCTGCGGTTACGAGTCCAATTTCTTTGGAGACAACGGTTTCATAGTAATAGTTACCGCCCTCAGTCTGTCCAGTCACTTTTGCGAGAACACCAAGAGTAAGCCAAAAGTAAGGCATCATTTTATCACCCTTTCATTTGATACATTGATTATAACACATGGAGCGGGGCTTGTCAAGCCCCTTTCTCCAAAATTTCTTTCAGCGCTTCAACCAAATTTTCAGCGGTTGGGTCAATAGTTGAACCAATGTGCCAACCATCACGGACTTTTTTGTTATCATCAACAAGGATAGAAAAATCATAACGGTCGCGCACACTGTCGGCTTTGGTCGCGCCATACTGAATGCCGTGAAAATGGTCGTAGTGGAAACCCTGCTCTTTCAACCAAGCGCGCTTTGCTTTACGAACGGCATCTTTGTATTCCTCGCTCGAATCCTTAGAAAGCCAAGTAATGATATTGATTTCCCAGCCGTCCGCACGGAGAAGTTCGCACACTTCATTCAACGCGGTCATGTCGCACATAGGGATTGCCATTCGGTAAGGCCTAGGATTTTCCGAACGGAGAAGCGGAAGCCAGTCCTTAACGCCGTAAAGGTCAGCAATAGTGCCGTCCATATCCAAATTGATAGACCGGCGAATCCGCACGTGAGACTTGATGTAAATAATTTTCATTTTGTTGTTCCCCTTTCCTTTACTGTATCTATAGTATAACAGGTCAGTATTGATTTGTCTATTGGCAAAATGCACAAAATCGGGAAATTTAAGTGCGAGATTTTTATTCAAATTGTCTATTGACAAATTGTTGGGATGGTGGTATAATTGAAATTCCGGCCGTGGCAGACGCAAACGGCCGGCCATTTTATCATACCTGAGCCTATTTGTCAATAGGTAAAATAGATAAAATTTTGAGACGAGATTTGGTTATCTCGTCTCAAAATATTTTTAATGTAAGTGATAGAAACAGGTTGTAACAGTTTTGAATGCCTGATAGATATTTTCATCCTGTTTCAGCTTTTCGATAAAAACATCTGCTTCTTCCTCGGAATCAAAAAGCATTCGATTATCATAACTTTGACCCCAAGGGTTCGTCCCGTTATAGTCAACCTGATATTTCTTTTCAACTCTCATAGTTATTCCTCAATTGCAACACTCAGATAGCGAGCAATCATTCCCATTTCAACGCTAATACTACTGTGGTCACAAACAACATAGCCCTCAAAATCACCGTTCGTAATGATGGGGTAAACACCATAAGTGGCATTATAAAGAAAAGGTTCAGAATAATTTCTCCATTCGTCGGGGACGTAAGATGGGAAGTTCTCCATTCCTTTCAACTTTTCTCCGCGGTCATAAATTGCAATAGGTGCAAGATTTGACTTTCTTGCCATCTCAACCGCTACTCGCAGGACTTCATCATCCATCTTACCGAGGACACAATACTTCTTGAAACAGATTGTATTCTGCTCTCCCAAGAAAATTTCAAGTGGGTCTCCCTCGCGAATTTTAAGAGTGCGTCGAATTTCTTTCGGAATAACTACACGTCCAAGGTCATCAATTCTGCGAATAATACCAGTAGCTTTCATTTTAATTTCTCCCCTTAATCAAGATTTTTACTTTCGGAAACAAAATACTTTGCCCCATATTGATTTAAGACCGGCTTGACCATAGCACTTTCTTTTTGTGTGGCACAGTAAATATTAAATACAGTATACTTGCCCACATTAAGAATATAATTGTGTGGAACGTCCTTCAATGCAGAATGAACTTCCTGTGTATTGTTTGCGGGAATGGTCGCTCGAATCTCCCACAGCCTATCCTTGCGGGCTTTTTCCTCAATCCACTTGACAAGGTAAACGCCCACGAAATTACAGACGGCAGTAATGCCCATTTTTGCCCAAACGCTCATACCATCTGCGGAAGTTAAAATAATGACATAGGAATAAAATCCATAAGTCAAAGCGTTCATCAGAGATGCAATAAACTTTCCGCCCTTGACAGTTACGATGCTTTTAATGGTTGATAGAATCACATTAACTGCGGTGCATCCCGCGAATAAAAGAATTGTATTCATAGATATCACCCTTTCCTTTTTCTATTGTAATAATATCATATTATAATATTATTGTCAATAAGAAATTTTTAATTTACTCTTTTAATTTCTCTAATAATCTATCTGCACATACTATACTATCAATCCCGCCCTCGCGGTCGCACTGGTCGGACAAGGGACAACACGCGCAATCATTGAACGTTTCTACCCATGCGCTCAGCCAATCTTCGAGTATATAGGTATTAACTTCTTCATACATCATTCTTGACACCACCTTTTCCATTTTAGCTTCATAAGCCTGATGCTGTTCTTCCAAAGCAAAACCACATGCTATGGCAGACCGCTCAATATCGCTGATTTCTTCAAAATCTTCGGTGCAGTAGATATTCTGATAGAAATATCTCGTTTTGAAAAACTTGCGCTCAGGGTGTACGACCTCGCGCACGACCACATCAACCAAGCCATATCCACACTCTGACACATAAACGCGGAATGTGCGGTTATTATACTTATAAACACTGTACTTTTTCATTTTGATTTCTCCCTTTCCTTTTATGATACTATATTACCAGATTTTGGGAATTTTGTCTATTGGCAGAATAACCAAAAAATCGTACAAAAATTTGTTGAACTTACATCTTGACAAAAACTCGGCGCGCCACAGCCGTTCGCGCGCGGCGATTTTATCACATTTAAGGAACTTTGTCAATAGTGAAATTAAACAAAAAAAATCACCCAAATTGGGTGATTTTTCATTCAACTTTCTACAGCTTCAAGGTCGATGAGAATAGGAACGAGCTTATCCTCAATGAGCGAAACACGCTCAATCATTTCCTTTGCCCCTGCTTCATCGGGAGCGAAACGCTTCTGAATACCATAACGAGCCATCGCACAGACCTTTTCAACCACTTCGCTAAGCATTTCCTTATTTTCCATTTTTCTATTCTCCTTAAAAATAATTTTTGGAAAGGGTGGCAGTTGATAGGCTCAACTGCCAAAGCCATTGGAAAGGGGGAGAAATAAACGCGAACAAATGTTCGGTTTTATCAGGGAATAATCAATTCTGCGCCGTAGGTGGGCTGAACCATATACTGAGGACCGAAACAGTTAAAAGTGTTATTGCTAACACAGAAAGAGTTTAGTTCTTCTTCATCGGTGTTTTCATCAAGAACCGATTCGGCCTTAATATAATACATATCACGACTTACAGGGTCTTTGAAAACCATACCGATAGGGATATCTTCAAACGGAACAAGTTTATTATTATTCTTAACAGTAATTTTCATTTTACTTAACCTCTCTTATAAAAATTCTTATAAACCCGCTCAATGGTTTCATGACTTGTGTGTTTCCACGGCTTCCGCGGATTATCAAAGTTTTCTTGATGCTTGTTTACATAATCATTGTAAACCATGCGGGATGTATCAAATGCTCCAATAGCAACAAGCAAGGAATGTTTAGCTTCATCGGCATCAGATAGTGCTTTTCTGCGGTCAGGCCCATCTGGATATAAAGACACAACGCCTATCCGCGCAATTGACTTTTCAACACACTCTTCAAGGTGGCGTTCCACGTCCCAAAGCTCATAAAGAAGTTCGTCCGCGTGGTTCTCGTAGGGATTGAATTTCTTTTCTTTTTTACCGAACAACATTTTTCTTACCATCCTTTTCAATTTTGTTCCACATTCTGTCAAAGAACGCATTTGCGAGGACGCGCTTGTAAAGATTGTCAGGCATAGGACGCTCACCGTGCTTGTTTCTCCAAATCGCGGTGATTTTGTCAATGTCCGCGATATAGGCGGTAATCAGTGTTCCATCTTTTGGACTGCGCACAAGCAGAACGCCAGTCGTTGTAATAGTATAAAGCACGTCATCCTCTACGCTGTTGATATACTCTTCACCAATGCCGATATTATCATAGATGAAGAACAAGCGGTCGATGCGGTCTTGCGTGGCGTGTTTGGACATTTTGATAAGCATTTGATTTACCTCTTTCTTTCTCTCTTGGATTGATGATATTATACCATGGGGAAAGGGGTTTTGTCAACCCCTTATGCCCAATAATTTTTGATAATTTTATCAAACTTGGGCGCATATACGTCATTCCACTTGTTTTCAAGTGCCTTGTCGTTGGTGCGGTACAGTTCCCACTGGACAGCGCCATATGCGTTGTGTTTGAAGAGCTCGGCATCACTGGGCATCTGCTCGGCATAAAGAAGCTGGGTCTTGACGAAAGCATGGATATCGTAGTTGGTCATTTTCATTTACCTTACCTTTCCGTTCCCCTTGGAACAATTATAGTATAACACGCTCATAGCGTTTTGTCTACTGGTAAAATGCACAAATTTGGGAAAAATAATTTGTGTAACTTTTTTCAATTTTTTGCTTGACAAATTGCTGGAGCTGTGATATACTGGAATTTCCGGCCGCAGCGTACGTTGGCGGCCGGCTGAATTATACACCTTCCAGATGGTTTTGTCAATAGTCAAATGAAACAAAAAATTCGGGTGAGATTTGGTTATCTCACCCGAATAATTATTCATCCCACATGGATTCCGCAATCCATTTGAATTCATATCGCATTTTTGACTGAAATGAAAACAGGGCATCCGCTATTTCCATTCCACTAATGCGGTCTTCCATGTCTGGCAGTGCCTGACTTTCTTTTGAAATTCTCTGTGCCAGCTTTTCGATGGCCTCTGCTTGTTCTTTCAAGGTCTGAGGAATACTCTTTTCGTTCATGTTAATTTTCCTTTCTGAAATTAGACGTTAATTCTAATGTGTGCCCGCATTTATCACAATACCAATAATAATAAACTGTCCCATGTCTGCCATGAGAAGCATTCACAAATTTCATCTCATTTCCACAGATAGAGCAATAACCATTATTCCATGCTTTTTCATCGGCACTGCGCTCCAAAAAAACAGACCCAACAAGCGCATAACCAATAGCACATGAAATAAGAATACCAGTTAGGATTCTTACTACTGGACGGTGCTTATCCATGTTGCACCAACAAATAAGCATCACAAATAAACTGATAACTGCGCTAAAGATTCCACCTACAATTAGAAATTCTGTATTCATTTCAATTTCCCTTTCCGCACTTTATACATTGAGCATGAGTTCCGCACTTTTCATCGCAATAAGGACATTCCATTTTTTTATTCCCCTCTCCTTTGATACATTAAGTATAGCAAAGAAAGGGGCTTTTGTCAAGCCCCTTTTCTTATTTTTTTATTCTTTTTCTCGAATAGAATAATAAACTTTATTCCCTCGGGGTTCGCGTTTGAGTTCACGGTCGAAGAATAACTGCATACAGTACCAAGTGAATTTGCCATTGGCGTACTCATAGCCATACTTCTTAAACGCCATAAACTGCATTTCAGTCGGTGTGATGGGCTTACCCGCGTCATTGAGCAGTTCATAGACGAGCTTAACCATTCGCTGTGACTGATACTCGCGTTCTTTGCGGGCGTCCTCTAAATTTCTTTCATACTTTTCGCAAGCGCGTTCCGCAGTATTCAAATCCATAGGTGAAAGAATACCGGACGCCATAGTTTTCTTTAGGATGTTATAAATATCTCTATTCATTGTAGTTTCCCCTTTCCTTTATTATACTTGTATTATATCATGCTTGCATATATTTGTCAAGAGGTATTTTTGAAAAAAGAGGGGAAAATTTTCCCCTCTTTATTTACCACGACAGAGAAAGAATCCCGTTCGTATATGTGGCATCATAGCCGTAGTTGCGCATAACACCCTTGACAGCTTCTTTAACTGCCTCATCCTCGATGGCAACGAGGCAACGGTAGAGTGTATTTTCGCCTTTGTCCGCGGCCGCTTCGATATCTTTCATCAGATGTTCTTCGATATATACGCGGGCGACCGCGTTGTCCTTTGCGCGCTTATTTTTGCGGGCAGTTTTGGCTTTGTCAGCCATCTCATGAGCATATTTAATTTCCATTTTGGAGTCCCCTTTCACTTTCATTTGATATTCATATTGTAGCATATAGGGCTCGATTTGTCAAGCCCTATATGCAATTCTTTTAGCAATAAGCCAGATTGCCACGAGCCCAGCCATATACGCTGATTTGGTTATGCGCCTGACCAATGGCAAGTGCGACCTTTTTAGTCTGGACCCTCTTGGAACGGTCGATATAATAGATACCATTTGCGAACCAGACGCCGCAGTTGCCACCATATTCTTTGACCGCGTTAATAGCTTCACGTGCGGTCGCACACTCCACGCCCTCGGTGGCGACTTGCCAGCCGGACTTGTAACGAACGACCTTGCCATATTTAAGCGTCAGGCCATCATTGTCAGCGAGCTTGCGAATAGAACGAATGTTAATCATGCGTTTTCCCTTTCCGGTTTGATGGGTTTTCCTTCCCTTACTGTGATTACAGTATAGCACACATACGGGATTTTGTCTATTGGTATAATGCACAAACTTTCGCCATAAAAATTGTGCAAATGGCTTATTGACAGCAAATTCCGGCCGCGCCAGTCGCGCACGGCCGGCCAAATGAATATGCGGGATAAGGTGCATAAAAATTCAGCGGATTTTTATGTAATCCGCTGAATTTTCATTTCAAATTTTTAATTGTTTTCCAAAAGTGGATTCAAGATTTCTTCCCAGATGGCGTTATATTCCTCATATGAGGTCGCATATGTGTTTGCGAAATCGTTCATGGATTCCTCAGTGATTCCATAATGGTCAATCCATTCAGTCAGCTTTGTACTCAGTTCTTCGATAGTCATTTGGTCTATCCCCTTTCCTTTTATACTCTTATTATACCATAGATTTGGGGTTTGTCAATAGTTTTTTTCAGATTTTTTCAAAAAAATAAGGGCGTTTTCGCCCTTAAATTTCATAAATAACAATTTCGTTGCTGTGCTTTTCTACGCGGAAATTTTCGCATAAGTGGTAAGTAAAGCAAGTGGACAGGTTTTTGAGAAAGTCTTGTCTCCAATAGCGGAACATCGGCTCTAATTCAAAGAGAATGTAAAGCGTTTCCTCTAATCGGTCGAGGAAGTTTTCATTATCAGCGACATTGAATTTACCGGCGAGCTTCTGGTCGGAGCAAGGCGGTTCGATAGTGAGAATGTTGTAAGTCTTCATGGTTTCTATCCCCTTTCTTATTGTATCTATAGCATAGCACTTACTTCTGGATTTGTCAAGAGTTTTTGTAAAAAAAATTAAGGGCTTTTCAACCCTTAATTTAACACCGCGACGACCTCGCCGTTCATGCAGGCGTGGACGTCAAATTCCACACCCTTGTAGGTGTCGGAGTAAAGATACGTCCAGTCATCACCGAGGACATAGGACAGGGGCTTGACAGGGAGAACGCCGTCGAGAAGAGTCTTGATAGTAGTCATTGAATTAGCCTTTCTGGTTTGTGAGGTATCCTTCCTCTTTCTGAAATTATAATACCACAAACCGCGGAAAATGTCAAGTATTTTTTGTAAAAAAAGAGAAGTTTTTTAACTTCTCTTTTTCAACTTGTTTTCTGCCCATTCAATCAGCGCGCCCGCGCCGATTGTAGCAAGGTAAATGAAAAGTAAAACTAAACCGTCATGTACACTCATTTTAATACTCCTCCACATACTCTGTAAAGACAAGCTCCCAATCCGGACCGAGGTCCGGGGCTTTACAGTATAACGATTGCCGAATGTCATGCTCGTTAGTGATTTTGTTGATAAATTCGAATTCATACATTGTTGTTATCTCCTTTTCTTTACTGTACTTATATTGTAGCAGATAACAGGGCATTTGTCAATACCATTTATAAAAAAAATGTACGAGGTTTAGTCCTCGTACATTTCTATTAACGATTTGATTTTTTCAATTGCATTTTCAATTTCTTCTACGTAGTCGGCTTGCTCTTCGCTTGCGCGTATTGCCAGTTCATAGGCATCATACAGCGCTTCGCATTGTTCACGGGTGTATTCTTCTTCTGGCGCGTGCTCCATGGTAATAACCGCAGTCCATGCAAGCGCTTCCACCGTATCGAGGTTATCGGCCTTTTCTGTGGCAGTGATGAGTTCGTGTTCGAGGCGCGTTTTTTCGAGCGAGAGGGTCTTGAGGAATTCGGTGTTAGTCATTATGGTGTATCTCCTTTTCTTTTGATACTACTATTATACCACTTTTGAGCTGAATGTCAATAGGTTTTTGAAAAAAATATTTATTCATCAGGGCTGTATGAATATTCATGTATAAATATTCATTTTTCGGGTGTATAAAGGTGACTGGCATAATGCACAAATTCATCTAAAAATTTTTGTGCAACTTGCCTATTGCAAAACTCGGCGCGCCGCGGCCCACGTCGCGCCGCTCAAATGAATATGTATGAATATGCAATGAATATGTATGAATATTTATGAATCAAAATGAAAAATGAAGAGAGAAGCTTAATAAGCTTCTCTCCATACCTTAATGATAACATCATCTGAAAAATCATCATATGTATCATTGTCATTTATCCACAGCAACAAGAAGTCATTGTCATCAATGTTCATATGCTCGACTTTCCACAGGTTGCCCTGTTCGTCCAGCAGTGTGATAACGTCCCCGTTTCGGGATTCGACTTCTGCACCCACGAAACGAATGCTTCCCTTTTCAGTGCCAGCGCCGCACCAATTATCAATGACTGAAAGGTCATATGACTGCGGCGCTTCTTCACACGCTTCGGTAGTCTGGTTGTGAGATACAAACATAGTAGCACTGATAAGAAGTGCAATAGCAAGCATATAGTTGATGATGTTTTTCATAATTCTTTCCTCTCTTTCACAGAATGGCGATAAGCGACATAAGGGCGACAGTGCTGGCAATAGCGCGAGCGGGCTTTTTACTATCCACGCTATACACAAAATTGTAAGCGCAGATAGAAGCGAGACAGATAATAGCAATAGTAGACATAATACAGACCCCCTTCTCTGGTGCGAGTGGGTTAAACCCACTCGCTAAACAGGTCGCGGATGACGTCTTCCCGCTCATCGTCGGGGAGCTGGTCAATTCCGCATTCATACGTAGTCAATACGGTCAGACGGTTGCCCACCTTGGCGTTCTCGCGTTCAAACTTGACGCGTTCGCCCTCGCCGTGGAAATAAGCGACATAGTCATAGATATCGCCAAACTCATTATCCACGATGCTGTACTCCACCACGGTAAAGCGCGTGGTATTCCATACACTCGCAATAATGGCGAGGTCACTGGCGAGTTCCTGCTCATAGCGCAAGCACTCAAGCGCGGTCGCTATGTTGATTTTTTCATGTTTAGCACTGGCTTTCATCCACGTGCCCGCCATAGTCTGATATCTGGCCATATAGTCAGTCACTTTGCGCTGGCCCTCGCGTACTATATCGCGCGCCTTTTCCGCTATGTTGTTGATATCTGCGCAAGTATAAGAAGTGAGATTGATGATTTTCATAGTATGACCCTTTCCGCGCTATCGCGCTAACACGTTATTATTCTTTTGAATGGGAGAGAGGTTAACCTCTCTCCGCAATTTCCGCTTCCTGCTTGGCGCTTGCCCATGCGATGCTTGTACGGGTATTGCCTGCCTTGCGGTATTCCTCTGCGCCTGCCGGAGTGCCGCCTAACGCGAGCGCGTAAGCCTGCCAGTCGATAGCACCTTTTGCCGCGGTTTCAGTATAGACAACGTGCTTGACCTCGCCCTGTTTCTGTAAAGAGAGCGTCAAGAAATCGGATTTTTCACTTGCTTTATATTCTTTGCCCAAATCCGCAAATAAATCTTTCGCGGCGGCTTTTGCGGCTTTTTCAGCCTTGCTTGCAATGTCCAGTGCTTCTTTTGCGTCAAGATAATTGATGAGCACGGCGCGCTGTTCATTTTTAATATCGACTTTCTTCATGGTTCAATTCCTCTTTATCATGTATTTGCTGTCCGACGCTTGCGTCGTTCAGCATGGTTACATGGTAGCAGATTCAGCCACGGAATACAAGTGGCGGATTGCACAAAAGTTTTTGTCGGCGGGGGTCTGTTTTTGTGCAGCTCGACGAGCGCGGATCGCTCGTGGTATACCTTTGCATTATTATCCAACAGAGAATGAATAAAATCCGCATAGGGGGGGGGTGTATTTCGGGAAAAATAAATTTTTATTCATCGTTTTTTCTTTTGTCTGGACAAAATACAATCTAAATCAATTTTCAATTTCAAAATACGGAATAAAATATTATTTTATTTACAAATTAACTATTTTTCTTCTTCCTACCTCTTTTAGGCTTCTCTCCCCACATAAGAGTATATAATCCAGCAGTAGCAGAATAAGTAGCCTTCTGCTGATATCTTTTAGCTGTTGCTTTCAGTGGATTTAGTGGTTTCCGCATTTAACTTTTCCTCCATATATTCGATTAATTTATCTTTATATTTACAACTATCAATATATCTATTAATAGTATCTATATCATACTTTTCCATTAAATGCTCTAACACGTATTTATATTTATTTAATTGATATTCTTTTTGCTCTTCTTTTGTACTTAATTGAGCTTTTTCCGCATCTGTTAAAGGTTTATAAGTAATTGTTCTTGATCCATCAGTTTTTCTTTCAACTCGTATTGTTTTAAATTTTTTCCAATCTCTTAGAAAAGGATCTTTATCTTTTGTTGCATTAAAATATTCTTGTTCCAATCTAAAAACTACTGCATCTATTCCTTTCATTTCAAAAGGCTGGTTCCGCTTCATTTCCAATATCCTCCCATTCAAATGTTCCATCATCTAATTCATATACAAATGCTTGTTTATAAAAAGATGAAACTACTCCATCCCCTGCAATTCCTTTTGGACTATTTTTTACATCATGAAAACAATTATAAACAATTAGCCCCTGCGTTTCATAACGCGAAAAATCTACTGCTCTTCCTTCAAAATCATAATTATAAAATATATTTAGCAATAACATACATTCATATTGCGCTATTGGCCATTTATTTAAATCTTTCTGCTGATCTTCAATCTTTTTATATAATACCCAAAAGGCTTTTCTATATAACCATAAAAAAAGGAGTGATGCTACTAATGCACAACTCAATATTACAATAAAAACAGTTTTCATAAAATACTCCTTTCCTTTTTCTTATAATAATGATAAAATAAAAAAAATAAAATGTCAAATCGCGGGACAAGTGCTTGGGTAAAAGTTATTTGTTTTATTAAAAAAATTTTCAAATATAAAAAGAAAAAAATTTTAAATGAAACTTGACAGAAAAAATTTTTTCGAGTATAATATTTATATAGACTGGAGGTAAAAAATGATAAAACTTGATTATTCTTTACAAACTCCAGAAGAAAGAAATCAATTAGTCGAACAAATTTTGGCTGATAATCCAGATCCGCCTGAAAAGTATTTAGAAATTTTAGCAGACTATTTGGTTCTTTGTATGGAGAAACAAGAAAAAAAGGAGAAAAAACTATTAACTGATAATCGTATGGCTACAGTTAATAAACGTGAAACTTCTTTTGAAGGTCTTGTTTCCCAACTAGAAAATGGCGAAGATGGAATTTATAATTTAATTACAGATAATAGAAATACAATTTTTCAACCACATATTACAATTACAAAAAAAGATTTAGAAGAAATACCAAGTTTAAATTAGTTAAGAGAAGCCATTAGTGTTTGGGAGGCTAAATTAAAAGTAACAGAAGGTAAAGATGCTTTTGTTATTAAAAAGGCTCTTATTGAAATGCGAAAAGATTAGTATGTTATTAAAAATGCTTATCGTCGCCCAATAACGCCTACAAAATTAACCAGATCTAAGTCTTATATTCCTTTAGATGATAAAACTTTTATTTTTGATGATGAAGGATATCCTATTCCAGATGGAATTAGTTTATTAAGACCTGAAATATGTTCTGCGGTTTTATGCAATTATTCTCGCTTAAAACAAGATAGCTGGGGAGAATATGATAAAGATTTATGGTATTTAATGGAAGATTTTGATAAACTTTGTGATAAAGCTTTAGCAAATTACCCCCTTTATGATAGAATCGTTGAATATAAAATTGATGGTTTATAGAATATTGACATTCAAGAGAAAATACAAATGGAATTTGGTATTAAACATAGCCTTGAATATATTTCAAGTTTATGGCGTAATAAAATTCCAAAATTAATTGCTTCGACTGCGGAAGACGAATATTTAGATGATTATTATTTAAATATCGAAAAAGGTAAATATAAAAAATGCAGTCGTTGTGGTAAAATAAAATTAGCACATAATAAATATTTTAGTAAAAATAAAACAAGTAAAGATGGCTTTTATAGTATTTGTAAAAGTTGTCGAAATTCTAAGGCCAAAAAATCTTAAAGTTGTCCTTTTGTTTATAATAAATAATTGAAAGGAGAATTTTTATTTATGGCTGATACGTATTATTGCGAAAAATGTAATCGCACAATGAATGGCACAGAATTTTACTCATCTAATAATTTAGAAAAATATCCTAATGATGGTAAATTCCCTGTGTGTAAAAAATGTATGACAATGCACGTTGATAATTGGAATCCAGATACTTATTTGTGGATTTTACAAGAAGCGGATGTCCCTTATGTTCCTGATGAATGGAATAAATTAATGGAAAAATATGCCCGCGATCCACAGAATGTTACTGGTATGACAATCCTTGGACGTTATTTGTCAAAAATGAAACTCAAATAGTTTAAAGATTATCGTTGGAAAGATACTGAATTCTTACAATAGATGGCAAACAATAAATTAGAGCAAACTATGAAACGTCAAGGGTATGATGCTCAATAGATTGCTACTGCTATTGAAAAGAATTCAACTATTATTCCGGAGGGCGAATTAAAAGAGCCTATTTATACTGCTCCACCACCGCCTAATGCTTCTACAGAAGATTATTTCGCTTAGCAAAGTGGTGAAGTTGAATAGGATTTAGATTTAAGTGATGAAGACCGCACTTATTTAAGATTAAAGTGGGGTAAAACTTATAAACCTGAAGAATGGGTTAAACTTGAATAGTTATATGAAGAAATGATGGCTTCTTATGATATTCAAGGAGCCGGGCATAAAGATACATTAAAGTTAATATGTAAAACATCTTTAAAGGCGAATCAATTGATCGACATTGGCGATATTGAAGGCTTCCAGAAGATGAGCAAAGTTTATGATAGTTTAATGAAGTCCGGTAAATTCACCGCGGCCCAAAATAAAGCGGAATCTGGCGAATTTGTTGATTCAATCGGTGAGCTGATTGAATTATGTGAAAAAGAAGGATATATTGAAAGATATTATGTTGAATAGCCACATGATAAAGTTGATTTGACTATTCAAGATATGCAACGTTATACTCGTACTCTTATTGAAGATGAAACTAATATCAGCACAATGGTAGAAAAAGCTTTACGCGAAAATGCTAAAGAAGATGAAGAAAAGGCAAAGAACGCGGAAAGTGATATTGTTGATGATGCTGATTTAAGTATTGAAGAACTCGAAAGAACTATTAAAGATAGTGATTATGCGGATTTTGAGGATTTTAAAGAATAGGAATCCGCACAAGATAATGAGTTCTTATAGAGTTTGGATAAATAATGGCATTACAAGATTTATTAGAATTAAGTGATAGTCGTAGAAAAATAGGTCTATCACCTGAACGAGTAGAAGCGGTAATGCCCATTATCCGCAAATACGTTGCCTTTTGGAGAGAATATCCTGATTTATTTGTAGATTTTATGGTGCGAGGAAGACGTACAGAAATAAAAGATGGAGAATTTAATTTCTATTTTTATTAGAGAGTATTTCTTCGTTCTGTTATGCGTTATTAGTATGTTTACGCAGTTTTCCCTCGTGCTTATTCTAAATCATTTTTGTCAGTTATGGCGTTAATGATTAGATGTATTTTATATCCTGGAGCACACTTGTTTGTTACTTCTGGAGGTAAAGAACAAGGTGCTAGTATCCTTCATGATAAAGTTCAAGAAATATGCGAACTTATTCCTAGTTTTAATCGAGAAATCGATTGGAGTCGAGGAAAAACTCTTGAAGGAAAAGATAAAGTTAGATATGTGTTTAAAAATGGTTCAGTCCTTGATAACCTCGCAGCTCGTGAAAGTACTCGTGGTCAGCGTCGTCATGGCGGTCTGATGGAAGAGTGCGTTGGTATTGACGATGCTATTCTTCGTGAAGTTATTATTCCTGTTATGGCAATTTCACGTAGAGCAAAAGATGGTACTACCAATGAGAAGGAACCATTAAATAAATCACAGATCTATATTACTACTGCTGGTTATAAGGGCACATTTCCTTATGATAGACTTATTGGTTTCTTAGTTCGTATGGTAACTTAGCCTGACCGTTGTATGGTATTAGGCGGAACATGGCGAACACCAGTAGCAGTAGGATTACAAAGTAAAACATTTATTACAGACCAGAAGAATGAAGGAACTTATAATGAAGCTTCATTTGAGCGTGAATATGAATCTAAGTGGTCTGGAACGGTTGAAGATGCTTTCTTTAATGGAGAACATTTTGATAGAAATAGAAAATTACTTTAGCCTGAATATGAAGCATCTGGACGCGCAGGAGCTCAAGCATATTATGTGCTTTCTGTAGATGTAGGTCGTAAAGGATGCGATACTGTAGTTTGTGTGTTTAAAGTAACCCCACAAGCTCAAGGTCCGGCTATTAAATCATTAGTTAATATGTATACTATGGCGGACGATCATTTTGAAGATTAGGCAATTAAATTAAAGAAATTATTTTATAAATATAAAGCAAGAACATTAGTTATAGATGGTAATGGTTTAGGCATTGGACTTTTGGATTATATGGTAAAATCTCAAAATGATGAAGATGGTGAGTTTTTACCTGATTTTGGCGTTGAGAATGATGATGAAGGATATTATAAAAAATATCGTACACCAAATACTTAGTTTGATGCTATGTATGTTATTAAAGCTAATGCCCCAATAAATACTGAGTGTCATGCTAATGCACAAACTCAATTGCAAGCGGGTAAGGTGAAATTCCTAATTGATGAAAGAACCGCTAAAGAAAAACTATTAGCAACTCAAAAGGGTCAAAAGATGACTCCCGAGGAAAGGGCAGAATATTTAAAACCATTTACATTAACTTCCATATTAAAAGAAGAAATGATGAATTTACGCGAAGAAAATGAAGGTATTAATATTATACTGAAACAAGCAAATCGCGGAATTCGTAAAGATAAATTTTCGGCTTTTGAATATGGATTATATTATTTAAAACTTGAAGAAGATAAAAAGAAAAAGCGTAAGAAGTTTAATGCGTCTGATTGGTGCTTTTTAAATTAAGGAGGTTAGTAAATGCGTGCTTCAAGAGGAGAAATCAAAATTGAAGAAATCCTAGAAGAAGCGGGACTGCCTTTTAAAATGGAATACATTTTCCCAGATTTAAAAAGTCCAAATGGGCGTCCTCTTCGTTTTGATTTTGTTATATTTGATGATGATGGAAAAATTGATTTCATTATTGAATATTAGGGAAAATAGCATTATGAAGCCAGTTCTAAATTTGGTGGAAAACGCGGTTTATACCAATAGCAATATAATGATAATCAAAAAAGACGTTTTTGTGCTTTACATGATTTTAGATTAATAGAGATTCCATATACCGATGAAAACCTTATTTCTTATGATTATATAATGAAATTAGCAGGTTATTAAAGGAGGTGGAACTTTGGATACGCAAGATCGTAATGATTAGATTCATGCTAAAGGTTTTGATATTTATAATGGGCGTTATGATTATGGCTATTATGATACCGATTATACCAGCAGAAAAATAAAGGTCGGTACAAAAACTTTAGATGATGCAGTCTTAAAACTTGGTGATTATGGTAAAATTAGATATCCGGGCCAAAACCGCGTTATTACGAAACCAGATGTGCTTCGAGCATTGGCTGAAAGAGATTTAAATGCTTTAAGATATATTTCTAATTTTTATTATGATATAAGTGGTGTATATCAACGTGTTTGTAATTATGTTGCTTTCTTGTATCGTTATGATTGGTATATCGCAGCGGAGACTTATGATGATAGCGTGAAGGAAGAAAAAGTTTTAAAAGACTTTTATAAGATGCTTAATTATTTTGATAATAGTTATATTAAAAAGATTTGCGGAGATATCGCTTTGCAGGTTGTTAAAAATGGATGCTATTATGGATATATAGTTCCTTCAGAAAAGAATTTAATTTTACAAGAATTGCCGGTTAGATATTGTAGAACACGATACAGTGTAAATAATACACCAGTAGTTGAATTCGATATGCGGTTTTTCGATACTTTTAGAGATATGAATTATCGTTTAAAGGTATTAAAATTATTCCCTGAAGAATTCGCGAAAGGTTATGTTTTATATAAGCAAGGAAAACTTGCTTTAGAAGAAGCGGTTGGCTGTCAGCATACTGGTAGTTGGTATGTTCTTGAGCCCGAGAATTGCGTTAAGTTTAATATTAATAATAGTGATATTCCTATTTTTGTAAATTCTATTCCAACTATTATGGATTTGGATGCCGCTCAAGACCTTGACCGCAAGAAATAGATGTAGAAATTACTTAAAATTTTAGTTCAAAAGCTCCCAATGGATAAGAATGGTGATTTGATATTTGATGTTGATGAAGCCAGAGATATTCATAATAACGCAGTTTAGATGTTATAGAGAGCTATTGGAGTAGATGTTTTAACTACATTTACTGATGTAGATTCTATTGATATGTCTGATAAAAATACTACAACAACTACAGATGATTTGGCAAAAGTAGAGCGTAGTGTTTATAATTCATTGGGTATCTCACAAAACTTATTTAATACAGATGGTAATATGGCTTTGGAAAAATCTGTTTTAAATGATGAATCTACAATAAGAAGTTTAATTTTATAGTTTAATATATTCTTTAATAGAATTATTGAAAAGAAGAGTAGTAATAAAAAATATAATTTTAGATTTTATTTATTAGAGACTACTCAAAATAATTATTAGACACTTTCTAAGATGTATAAAGAGCAAGCTCAAATGGGACAATCAAAGCTATTATCTCAAGTTGCTCTTGGACATTCATAGAGTTTCATTCTTAATGCAGCTCATTTTGAAAATGAGATTTTACATTTGAGTGAAATTATGATTCCTCCTCTTATGAGTTCTACTATGGGTAGTGAAGATATTTTGGGTTTAAAAGGTTCATCTTCTAACAATAAAACTCAAAATAATTCAGGAAGTTCAGGTTCTGGAACTGCTAAAGCATCAAGTGGTGAAGCAGGTCGTCCAGAGAAACCTGATGATTAGAAAAGTGAAAAAACTATTCAAAACAAAGAAGCAATGAAGTAAGGAGGATTTATGAAACATACAAGTATTAAATTAAATACACCTTGTGAGTTTATAAATATAACTCCTGTAAATCCTTTAATTTCTAAATGTTAGATTAAGGTTTGCTACGTTGATGATAAACCTAATCGCAATAAGAGTGTAATTACTAAAGATGTTGCAACTCAAATGGCTAATAGTCTTCCAGGTAGCCCTATTGTTGGTTTCTTCAATGAGGGCACTGGCGACTTTGAAGAGCATAATAGGGTCATTGAATTATCTAATGGCGAGTTTAAGATGAAAGATACTACTCGTCCTTATGGTTTTGTTGATCTTGGGGCTAAAGTTTGGTTTTAGAAGTTTTTGGATGATGGTGTTGTCGAACGTGAGTATTTAATGACTGAGGGTTATTTGTGGACTGGCCAATATCCTGAGTGCGGTCGTGTTGTTACTTAGGGTAATAATCAATCTATGGAGCTTGATGAAAAAACATTAAATGCGACGTGGGCAAAAGATAGTAATGGAAAACCTTAGTTTTTTATTATAAATGAGGCAATTATTTCTAAACTTTGTATTTTGGGAGAAGAAAATGAACCTTGTTTTGAAGGCTCCCAAATCAATATGAATTTTTCATTCGATGATGGTTTTAAGAACACTTTGTTCTCCATGATGAATGAGCTTAAAGAATTAATAAAAGAAGGAGGAACCAAAGTGTTTACACAGTATACTGTTGAAATTGGCGATGGTTTGTGGAATTCTCTCTGGTCTTATATTGAGAATAAGTATCCTAGTGGACCTGATAGTTATTGTTCTATTTATCGCATTGAAGGCGTTTATGAAGACGGTGGACAAAAGTTTGCTATTCTTCAAAGTAGACAAGATCAAAAGTATTATCGCATGGACTTTTCTCTTACAGACATAAATGGTTTTGTTCCTTCCGATACTTTAATTGAAGTAACTAAGTCTTATACTCCTGCAGCAGAGCCTCAGTTTGCTCTCGCTGATGTTGAAGCTTTTGAGACTGATTATGCTTCAAAGAAAAAGGCTGAGGAAGAGGGCAAAAATAATAAATCAAATGATCCCGATACTGATAATAAATCAGAGGGTGATGGTAATAAGAAGGATCCTGAAAATAATGGTGATCCCTCTAAGAAGTCTGGCGAAGGCGACAATGGTGAGAATGATGATGATAAGAAGAAAAAGAAGAATTATTCTCTTGAAGATATTGTCGAGTATACCGAGCTTAAAGCTCAGTATGATGAATTACAGACTAAGTTTGCGGCTCTTGAAACTGAAAATAATGGCTTGAAAGAGCAACTTGCTCCACTTGTCGAATTTAAAAATGCCGCAGAGAAGAAAGATAAAGAAGATATGATTGCTAAATTCTATATGCTTTCTGATGAAGATAAGGCTGATGTTGTTCAGAATATTGATAAGTATTCTCTTGATGACATTGAAGCTAAATTATCTGTTATTTGTGTTCGCAACAAGGTGAGTTTCGACCTTGACGAAAATAGTAAGCCCAATGGAGCTACTACTTTTAATCTGAATGACAATGGTAATTCAGAGGATGATGATATGCCCGCTTGGGTGAAGGCGGCTTTTGCTACCGCCAATAAAAATCAATAAGGAGGACATACTAAATGTTTAAAGACTTTTTGAATAAGAATCTTCCTATTAAGTCTCAGGCAAAGTATGTTGAGTTTGGTTACGGTCAGGTCGAGCCTAATCACCTTTCCGCTCAGAGAAACGCTCAAATCTATGCTCAACTTCCTGCCAATAAAGACATTGAGATTCTTGAAAATGGTCAGTTCGTAAAGTATGACTATGCTGCTAATGATAATGGCATTGGCGAAGTCAACTTCACTGGCGAAGGCGAGTGGATGCTCGTTTATAATGAAATTAAGCTTTACCGCGATCATCTTGATGGCACTAAGCAGTGGGATTGCGAGTTTGCTATGATCAAGGATGACTATCAGGCTCGTGTTTATAGCCCATATGACTGGGAGCACACTGAGGTCGAGTATGGTGGTCGTTTCTGGAATGGCGTTGATGAAAAGGGTAATACTTATAAGTTAATCAATCAAACTGTTTCCGCGGATCAGGGATTGAAGACTGTTACTATTGCTGGTCGCGTTTATGATGTTGACGAGAATGGTAAGTTCACTTATGATGGTAATGATTATACCCTTGATGAAAATCATCAGGTTGCCAATGTTCCTGTAAAGTATTATTATGATAAGGTTCTCACTGATGTTCCTGATATATATGAAATGAATTGGACTAATGATCCATATCATAAGTTAGGTATCTATCATGAGAAGTTTATGGAGACTGGCACTTCTATGGTTCCTCGTGTATTCAAGACCATGGTTGGTGATCTCTATACTACAAATATGGTGAATGAAGAGACTCTTGCTGTTGGAGATAAGCTTTCTCCTTCTGAAGCTACCAAGGGTATTCTTAGTAAGTCCGGTGACGATTCCATGACCTGGCAGGTTGTTAAGGTTTACACCATGCCTGATGGCCAAAAGGGCGTCAAAGTAATGCGTATTAAGTAAGAAAGGAGAAAAGGATAATGTTAGATAAAAATAATTTAGTTGCTCTTATGAAGCAAGTTGCTAAGGCTGATCCTTCTGCTCCTACCGCTTATAGTTATAATGGTAAGAATCTTAGTTATGAAGATCTTAATGAGACTCTTCGTAACGAGATGAATGAATTAGCTGGAACTTATGCTCTTTATCGTGAAAATAAGAACCTTATTTTCTCTATGATTGAGCAGACTCTCGATGAGGTTCTTCCTAAGAAAGTTATTCAGCAATATGATCAATTTGCTGAGGTTAAGACTTTTGCTCAAGGTGATAAGCCCATCTTCCGTCGTCCTCTTAATAATCGTGCTCGTGCCAAGCAGTTTGTAACTCGTGTCGGTCTTGCTGGTATTTATGAAGTCTTCAAGCTTGGACCTAAAGAGAATGAAGCCTTCGAGGTTCGTACCAGTGCTATCGGCGGAGCCGCTCAGATTGGCTTCGAAGAGTTCCTTGATGGTCGTGTTGATTTTGGTGAAGTAACCAAGATTATCATGGATGGTATGGATGAACTCATCTATAAGGAAGTAGCTGCTGCTCTTAAGTCTTCCATCAATCAGCTTCCTCCTGCTAACCGTGTTGCGGCTGCTGGTTTTGATGAAGCTGCTATGGATCGTTTGATCACTATCGCTTCTGCTTATGGTACTCCTACCATTTATTGCACTTATGAATTTGCTGTTAAGATGATTCCTCATGAGGCTTGGAGATACACTGAAGCCATGAAGAGTGAGCTTTGGAATACTGGTCGTCTTGCTACTTATAAGGGCACTAAGGTTATTATTCTTGAGCAGGGCTTTGAGGATGAAACCAATACCCGTAAGGTTATTGATCCTGGTTATGCTTGGGTTATTCCTACTGGTGCTGATGGTAAGCCTGTGAAGATTGCTTTCGAGGGTGGTACTATTGTTGACGAGTTCAATAATTATGATCGTTCTCGTGAGATCCAGGTCTATAAGAAGGTTGGCGTAGTTTGCATGCTTGCTAATAACATCTGTGCTTATGTTGATACTTCACTTCTTGGTCAGATGTATACCTGGAATTATGATGGTGTCACTGGTAAGGTTGTCACTTACGATGGCCGTCTTGATGGTACTGTCTAATTTAATATAAATTATTCCATGGGGAGAAGGGATTAAACTCCCTCTCCCCATATTTTTGTTTTTACGAGTAAAAGGAGAAATTGAATAATGATTAACAATGAAGATATTTATAATGTAAAGAATAGAAGCACTAGCGTGGTTGTTTATACCATTCCTGATAGTAATTTGCGTCGTGAGTTTGCTCCCGGCGAGACTAAACGCATTCCTTTCGGGGAGTTAGAAAAGTTGACTTATCAGGCAGGTGGCCGCGAATTAATTGCTAATTTTTTACAGATTTTAGAGCCAGAAGTAACTCATACTCTTAATGTTCGTACTGAACCTGAGTATAATATGTCAGAACAGCAAGTGGCTGATTTGATTCTTAATGGCTCATTAGACGCTTTCCTTGACGCTCTTGATTTTGCTCCTATTGGAATTATTGATTTAATTAAGAGTTTGTCTGTTAGCCTTCCTATTACTGATATTAATAAGCGTAGAGCCTTAAAGGAAAAGACTGGTTTTGATGTCGATAAGGCAATTGCTAATGATATCGCTAGTAAAGAAGAAGATACTATTGTGGAGAAAGAGCCTACTGCTAGACGCCGTGTAGTAAAGGAAGAACCTGTTACTTAGGGTCGTCGCACAAGCGGTTCTGGCTATAAAGTAATTAATAAAACCGAGGAAACTTCCTCCAAGAAATAATTTATAGGAGGGCGATTAAGTGGGAACATTATTCTCAACTGTTTATAATCGCTTTCTAAACAAGGTTACTGATGATATGTATTTGGAACTTACTCCAGAAGATACTTTGAGAGATTTGCAAAATCTTATGATTGACGCAATTCCGGGATTTGAATTTCCGCGAAAAAATCTTTTAGATTATAATTTAGAAGTTGCTACTATTAATGAATCAGATGCTACACCCGATGATTTTATAGTGGGAACTGTGTGGGGAGAACTTCCAGAACCGGGTGAAGAACCTCAAGTTTTAGTTGATAGGTCCAGTTTTAATTGTGACCTAACTGAAGAAGAAATTAATATTCTGGCTATTTTAATGATGTGTGGTTGGACACAAAGATAGGTCACTTCAATTGAGAATACTCGAATGAAATATAGTGGCTCTGATTTTAAATTTACTTCTTAGGCAAATCACTTATCAAAACTATTAAGTTTATTAGGTGAATGTCAAAGACAATCTCACCATATGTAGCGTTTATATAAACGTAGACGTTTAAATGATAAAGGTGAGTATGAATCTAATTGGGATGTATTTAAGAGTCGATATGATTACTAAATATAATTTTGACATTCCGACGGAAAGTATAAAAGTTAATTGTTTGCGTTTAACCAACCAATTATGGAAATTAATTCCAATGCGTGAAAACAATGAAGATTGGCATAAATAGTTAGAAACTGTTATAAATGAAATTGTGGGGTTTAGTGTGATTTTTAACGCTGAACCCCTTTATTTGTAGCTATTAAATAAACTTGAGGGATTATAGAATCAAGAAACTGATTTTAATTTTTATCGTAAGACTGTATTTGAAACAATCAGTCTTTTATAGGAGATAAATTATGGCATCAGGGTTTGATTATAGTAGTAAGCAACCTTTTAGATTACAACAAGGTCGTTTAGGAATTTATGATAAACCACCCTTTGAAGGTAGCCCTGTTGAAGGCGTTAATTATACAGCGGTTCGGCTCGGTCAAATGGGCGGAAACCGCCAACAAGAACGTATGATTTTATCTAAGCGTAGAAGTTTAGATAGAGCGGTATGGAATTCATACCAAGCCGCGGAAATAATTAAATAGGACGCGGAATATAAAAAACCTATTAGATGTTTAATTAATCCTAATAAATTAAAATAGGATTACGATGACAAGATTTTGTCTGTTGGAAATGAATATTAGTTTAAACCTGGTGATATATTCGAATGGTGTGGAACTAATACCTATTGGATTTGTTATCTTTAGGATTTGACTGAATTGGCTTATTTTAGAGGGGATATTAGAAAATGCTCTTATAAAATAAATTGGGTAGATGAAGGAGAGAAAAAATCTACTTATGCAGCAATTCGCGGTCCAGTAGAAACGAAAATTGATTATATTCAAAAACATGAAATTAGTGTAGATAGACCTAATTATTCTTTAAATATTTTATTGCCTAAGAATGAAGATACATTGAGATATTTTAGACGTTATACTAAATTTTATTTAGATAGTTAGGACGAAGGGGATAATCTAATTTGTTGGAGAGTTGAAGCTGTAGATTCCATAGGCATGCCTGGTGTTTTGGAGATCAACGCGGTTGAATATTATATCAATGAATAGGAAGATAGTTTAGAGGATAAGACAGTTGGTTCTTTAATTGCGGAACCAGTCGATCCAAATCCCGTGACGACTGATATTATAGGGGAAACATTTATTCTTCCAAAGAAAACTTATACTTATTATTTTGATGGTAAAGTTGCTTTAGAGTGGAGAATAGAAAATAATAAAAAGTTGCCAGTTTCTTTAAAAGTTATTAAAGAAGCTAAAAAACCAACAGTTGAAATAAGTTGGACTTCTGGATATAGCGGATAGTTTGACTTATGTTATGGAGATTATAAAAAAACAATTGTAGTTCAATCATTGTTTTAAGGAGTAAAAGGTGTTATGAAAATTAATGGTGTAAATTTACCTAAATCAAGTTTTCTTTCTGTTGAAAAAGATTTAGAAATTATTGTAAAGCATCTTTGTAAAAATGAAAGGCTTAAACGTCTGTTATATTACACAACGAAAGATGCTATTGATAAACCGGATTTAAATGATGAACAAATGATTTAGTTGTTTAATAGAAATATTAAGATAATTCCTAAGCTTTATGTTGATGGAAGCGTACTAAATTATATAGTTATTAATTTTGATAATTTTGTTTAGAGTGGAAATCCAGAATTTAGAGATAATGTTATTGAATTTGATATTGTGTGTCATTATGATTAGTGGCATTTAAAAGATTACCAATTGCGCCCTTATCGTATTGCCGCGGAAATTGATAGTATGATAGATAAAACACATTTAACTGGCATTGGTAAGTTAGAATTTCTTGGTGCAAATCAAATTATTTTAACTGATGAATATGCTGGTTTATGTCTTATGTATCAAGCAGTCCATGGCGAAGAAGATAAGAAATTTATGCCTAATCCTAATGACGAGGAAAGATTTGTAGAAGACTTTAAAAAAAGAACTGAAGAATAATGGATATTAGACTTGGTTTAATGACTGGCATTGATCTGCCAATACCAGAATTAGAAGTTACTATTCATTAGCCATCTATAAAGGAAATTTCTTTTATAGGCGAAAAAGATCTTTTCTTGGGGATTTAGTGCTTATGTATTGATAAAAACATAATAGAGAATTCGGGCGAAAGTCTTTTAAGAGAAACAAATAATTTTTAGATATTTATGACAATGATGAAAGAAAAAGAGATGGCCGATAAAAAACAAGCATCTATCTAGGTTCTTACATTATTGTTTCCAAAGCAAAATGTTTTATTTACCCCTAGGTCAATTGTTTTGCAAGGTGACCCGCAAATAATGATTGATGAAAGTAATTTTAATATATTGCAAGAATATATTAAAGAAATATTTTGTTTTAAGTCTAATGCTTCGCAAGAAATGGGATTTAATCCTGGAAATGCGGCCGCGAAAAAGATAGCCGACAAATTAATGCGAGGTAGACAACGTGTCGCTGAATTAAACGGCACGGCTAATGCTAGTATATTTAGTTAGTATCTTTCAATGCTTACTGTAGGTCTTGATTCAATGTCTTTACAGGATTTAATGGATTTAACAATGTTCCAACTCTATGACCTTGTTGAAAGATATCAACTTTATATTAATTGGGATATTGATATTCGGTCTAGGTTAGCAGGTGCGAAACCTGATAACAAGCCGGATAACTGGATGAAAAATATCCATTAAATTTTTTAAGGAGGAAAAAAACCTATGAAATTTGGTGTACGCGAAATTTGCGATGTCGTTTTAAAGGCTAAGGCTAACCAAAAGATCGGTAATAAACAGTTCTATAAGAATGAGCCTGTTATTTATTTCGACACTTTAAAGACTTCCAGTATGGAAGGTGCTGCTACCACCGTATACGCACAGGGCGGTCGTGGTAATACTAACTTAGTCGCATGGGAAGGCGAGCGTACTGTTACCTTCACTATGGAAGATGCTCTTATTTCTCCTGAAGGTTTCATGATTCTTTCCGGTGCTGGTCTTATTGAAGGTAATGATGAGGAAGGTTTAAAATCTGTTAAGATTAAGCAACATGTTACTCAAACTATTGATAAAGATACTGTTGGCAAGGTTGACTCCAACAAGCAAATTGATACTAATGGTTTAACTATTCCTCTTAGTTATCCCCCTTATTTAGAAGAAAGTAATGTTGATGAAGATTTTGCTTATATTTTCTTCGTAAAAGATGGCGATATTATTTCAGAACCCTATATCGCTCATACGGGAAGTACAACTAAGGGTAGTTATAGTGTTACTATTAAGCCAAGTTTTGCTCGTAGTGATAGTTATAAAGATATTAATGAAGGTAGCTATAAGGCTAATGATTTAGTAGCCGATTATGCAGCTTGCGATTCAGTAATGGTTGATTATTACACTGAGCGTGGTAAGGGCGCTAAGCAGATTGAAATTACTGCTGATAAGTTTGGAGGTAACTATTATCTTGAAGCTTCTACCTTATTCCGCAATCAGAATGGTGTAGATATGCCTGCTGAATTTATTATTCCTAACTGCAAGATTCAGTCTAATTTCAACTTCACGATGGCCTCTTCTGGCGATCCTTCTACCTTTACATTTACTATGGACGCATTCCCTGATTATACTCGTTTCGATCATAGTAAGAAGGTTTTGGCTGCTATCCAGATTATTGAAGAGAGTGAAGAGAGTGACAACGGTATCCGTATGTCTACTGCCGCTGATAAAGCTGTAGCCTCAACGGGTATCGGAGGTTAATTAATATGGTTGTAAAAGGTCCAGTAAAATATACTCCACCGAAACAGCCTAAAAAAGAATCTACTAAAAAGCAGCCAAAAGTAGAAAAGGCTGTAATAAAGAAAGAGCCTATTAAACCTGTTGAGGAAGTAATTCTTTCACAGGAAGACGAGGTAAGTAAGATTTTATCTGAATTAGATAAAGAAGATTAATTAATGGGAGAGAATAGAAATATTCTCTCCCATTTTTTTCGTTATGTGGAAAAGGAGGATTTATGAATTCATTATAGAGAAGCATTAAAGCAAGTCCGCGAGAAATGAATACTTAGGATTTTTTAAAAAAATCTTATGATTATACAAAAAGAAGTATGAGCCAAAAACTGCATGCGAGAGGAACTTAGGAAAAGCAAGCAAAGAAGTTGGAAGAATTTTTTAGAAGTATTCAAAACCGACAACAAGGAAATGTAGTTCAAGATACTCAAATGGCAGAATTATTAGATTCTTTAGAATAGATTAATCCAGATTTATTTTCTTCAATGAATTTTTTGTTTAATATCCCCAAAAATTTGGATAATAATGATTCTCGTGGTAAGTATTTTGAAAATGTAGTGGCTGAAGCAGTAGCAACAGCGGAGAATTATTTTGCGGGTAATAGAAGCATGACTATTACAAGTGCAAGTAAAAAAGCTGGAACAGGACAAGTTAATGTTATTGATTTATCTAAAAATATTGATGACGATATTAAAAATCTAATGGGCGATATATATAAGAAAGCAGGAGATTAGATTAAAAAAGATGTTTAGAATTCTATTTCGACAATGAGAGGAGTGTCAGGTAAAACTGATATTATAGGAATATAGCAAACTTATACAATATAGCAGAATTCTCATTATCAAATAGATGAGGATCTTTATGATGCTTTATTAAATGCTACTTTTACTGCAAAAAATTATATGTCTAATACTTAGATTGAGCTAGGATCAACAAATCCTTTCCGCGTTTTTATGACTATGATTCCTCTTAGTGGGGCTTCTAGCAAAATACAAAGATATTATCGTATGTTGGCTTGCAAACAGAGACACTATCCAAAAGAGCATCCTGATGCTCCTAAATATTTTTATAGATTAAGAGCAATTTATGAATTAACAGGTGGAAAATCTAACTATGTAGATACTGCATTAAATAAATTAATTGGTGGTAATTATACTAAATTTTTAGTATTAAATTTAAATGGAACAATTAAAGTTATTCCAACTATAACTGTAGTAAAAGAACTTGTTGATAATATTGATGATGATTATTTTAATGGAGATATAGACTGGGAAAAAGCATTGTATGGACGTATTAGAATTAATCAAAGTAAATTTTCGAATCTTTAAGAAAATTGACTGAACAAAAAATTTTTTGTATAATACAATAAAGAGTAAAAGGAGGCTAGTTATGGCTAAAATTTCATATAATAAATTAGGAATTACTAAGGATGAACTTAATAAAGTTCAAACTGTTGAATATAATGATTAGACTATTGAAGTAAAGCAATATCTTCCCATTGTAGAAAAGAGTGAATTAATTACTCGTGTATTAAATAATTCAGTAGATGAAAATACTGGATATTATAATCTTTTAAAGTTAGATATGAATCTCGGTTTAGAGATTGTCTATGCTTATAGTAATATTTCGTTTACCGAAAAACAGAAGGAAGATCCAATGAAACTTTATGATATGCTTAATGCTTCTAAGGTGCTTAATCTTATTATTGGTCTTGTGCCCGACGGAGAGTTTTATTATTTAAATAAAACAACTCATGAAATGGCTAATAATATTGTAGCATATCGTAATTCCGCGATGGGTATTATGGAAGCAATTTCCGCGGATTATAGTAATTTAGATTTGGATGCAACAGATATTCAAAAGAAGTTGAATGATCCAGATAATATGGCCCTATTGAAAGATGTGCTTACTAAATTGGGCTAATTAAATTAGTTAATAATATTATTTTTTGAAAAATAATAGAGTGATGGGGATAAGAGTATAATTGCTCTTATCCCCGTTTTATTTTTATATAAAGATAAAACTTGGAGAGAAAGGAGATTTCTATGGCTAAACAATTAAATAGTTATTAGGTTAATTTACAATTTACTGCTGACTCTAAATCTGCATAGAACCAAATTAAAGATTTATAGCTTCAGTTAGATAATTTATTAAAATCTTCAATAAATGAAGTACAGACTCAAAAATTACCTATAACAAAAGAATTGACAGAAGCACAAATAGCCGCTTCTAAGTTATAGACTATTTTATCTCAAACTGTAAATATAAAAACTGGGAAAATGGATTTGACTAAATTTTCTCAATCTTTGAAATAGAGTAATTTAAGCTTAGAAAAATTATAGAATAATTTAATAGAATTGGGGCCAGAAGGACAAAAGGCCTTTATGTCCTTGGCTCAATCTATTGTTGAAGCTGACGTCCCGTTAAAGAGAACAAGTGCTTTAATCTCTGAAATGTGGACTGTTTTGAAGAATACTGCCCGCTGGCAAATTTCTTCTAGTGCATTACACAGTTTTACTGGAGCAATTTCGAGCGCCTATCGCTATGCAGAAGATTTAAATGAATCTTTGAACAATATTCGTATTGTCACTGGTTAGAGTGTTGACCAAATGGCTAAATTTGCTAAATAGGCAAATACAGCAGCTAAGGCATTAAGTACAACTACTACTGAGTATACTGATGCTGCTTTAATTTATTATCAATAGGGTTTAGATGATGAGCAAGTAAAAGAGCGTACTGATATTACTATTAAAATGGCAAATGTGGCGCGCGAAAGTGCTGAAATCGTCTCAGATCAAATGACTGCTGTTTGGAATAATTTTTATGACGGAAGCTAGTCATTAGAGCATTATGCTGATGCAATGGTGCGTTTAGGCGCCGATACCGCATCTAGTACTGATGAAATTGCTGGTGGTCTTGAAAAGTTTGCAGCTGTAGCCAATACGATTGGTTTAAGTTTTGATAATGCAGCGGCTGCCTTGGCAACCATTACTGCTACAACACGTCAAAGCGAAGATGTTGTAGGTACTTCTTTAAAGACTATTTTTGCTCGTATTCAAGGTTTAAAGCTTGGCGAGACACTTGAAGATGGCACTACATTAAATCAATATTCACAAGCTCTTGAAAAAGTTGGAATTAATATTAAAGATTCTAATGGGCAATTAAAGGATATGGATGATTTGCTTGAAGAAATGGGATCTAAATGGGATACTATTAGTAAAGCAGAACAAGTGGCATTAGCGCAATAGGTTGCTGGTGTTCGTCAGTATACTCAATTAATTGCTTTGATGGATAATTTTGATTATTATAAAGAGAATCTTGAGAAAGCATAGAATGCAGATGGTTCTCTCCAAGAACAAGCAGATATTTATGCAGAATCTTGGGAAGCCGCGAGAGACCGTGTAAAAGCGGCAGCATAGGGAATTTATGCAGAATTAATTAATGATAAATTTTTTATCACGTTAAATGATTTATTGGCTGACGTCTTAGATAAAATAAATGATTTAATAGAAAGTATGGGCGGTTTACCAGGAGTAATTGCTGCTATTGGAGTTGTGTTTACACGAGTTTTTAATTAGCAAATTGCTCAGGGGTTAAGTAATGTTGGTTTTGGTATATAGTCCTTACTAGGTTTAACTAAACGTTCTGCTGAATAGGTGAAAGAAGAAGTCTATACTAGAGCTTCTAATATGGCTTTTGATAATGTTACTGAAGCAGATGCCGTTTCTGGAGAACAATTAAAATATACCTTAGAATTGAAAAAAGAAATTCAAAAAATTTCTGGCGATATAACTGCGGAGGAAAGACAATAGTTAGAAAATTTACTTGCGATTAATCAAGCCTATGGGGAATAGGTTATTAAAGCGGCTTAGTCAAAAGATCAGGCGGTCGAAAAATTACAAGATTATAATAGTAGTTTAAGATCAATTATAAGAAATAATTCTACAGGTGATATTGAAAGTAATTTAAGCACTTATTCTTCAACTAGACAAGACTTAGATAGTATTATAGAAACTGGCCGCCAAGGAGCTTCTGCTTTAAATACTATTAATGAAAAAATTGGAAATTTAAAAAGTAATTCTACTGAACTTCATAATGAATTTGAAAATTTAGCTAAAGCTTTAGATCAAGTTCATTTTGGAAAAACTGCTGATTAGGTAAGGACTTTAGCTTTCTAGTTTGAGAATGGCATGATGAATGCAGAAGATCTCGAAGAAGAGCTACATAATTTAGGAAATCTTAATGCTGAAGACTTATTATCTGATACTGCCTATGAAGCAGCGGCACAGATTCAAGCATTAAAAGAACGATTTGGTTTAACGGGTAGAGCTGCCAAAGAGTTTGATGATAGAGCAGAAGATTTAGGTAATACTCTATTAGATGTGAAAGAAAAATCTGAAATTCTTAAAAATGGAAATGAGGGATTACGTAATCAATTTGTTGAAATTAAAAGTGCGATCAGTGGATACGAAAGTGCTCTTAATGATTTCGGTAAATCTATTACTTAGAGTTTCACTGCTATTTCTTCTTTTGCAATGGGGATAATGTCCTTAAAGGGAGCGATTGATACTTTATAGGATGAAGATATGAGTATCGGTGATAAATTGTTATCTGTTACTGTATCTTTGAGTATGGCATTAGTCTCTTTGACTTCCGCTATTAATCAATTTAAAGAAGCTGAAGTAAAGAAAAGTGCTACTTAGTTAAAAGCAACTATGTAGACACTTCTTGAAACTGTTGCTATAAATGCCAATACTGCAGCTACTGAAGGAAAAGTAGTTGTTACTAAAGAAATGACTTTGGCATAGGTTTAGGCAGCTTTTTCTTCAACTAAATTTGCTAATAGTTTATTAGTTTAGACAGCGGCTTTAGTAGCAGCAAAGACGGGTATGAGTATGTTTGCTGCAACTGCACTTGTAGCAGTTGGAGCTTTTACCGCTTTAGCTGGAGTTATTGCTTTAATTGCTATTGGTTTCAAAAAGATGTAGGAAAGCACTCCAGAAGCAAAATTAAAAAAGCTAGAAGAAAATGCGAAAGCGAGTTCTGAAGCTTTTGATAAATTAAACAATAGTATTGACGAAACTAATTCAGCATTAGAAAAATTGTAGTCTTATAAAGATACAATTGGAGATTTAGTCCCTGGCACTATTGAATGGTATAAAGCCATTTCTGATGTTAATGCTGAAATTACTGAATTATTAGAAAAATACCCTGAATTATCTAAATATATTACTACTGATGAAAATGGAGCTATGGATGTTAGCGATGAAGGGCGAAAATATTTAGAAGAGTCTCAAAAAGAGAGTCTTAAAATTGCAACCGCTACAAAAATAAAGGATTAGATTGCTTTAAATAATTAGCAAATTGAAAATAGTTATAGCTCATTTAAAGATACTAGTTTTGGTTTAGGAATTGCGGCTTCCACGTTAGGAGGTAGTGATCTTACTAAAACTAATTTAAGTGAAATGATTCAAAATGCTGCTGATAATCCTGCTTTTGGAAATATGATTTATACTAAAGAAGGAGCTCGCGAATTATTAAATGCGATAGCAGATGCGACGGGGGCTGGTATTGAAAATGTTAAGGATGATACAGTTGAAGCATTTTATCAATCCATTCTGGAAAATAAAGATTAGATAACTAAAAATTCTTCTTTAAAAGAATAGGGAAAATTATTATATAATAATTTATTAGAAGCAGAATTTTCAGCTCTTGGAAGTGACAGAACTGCTGATGAAATAAATGATCTTTTTAATGGAGAAGATATTTATGCTCAAACTATAGCTGATTAGAAATCTAAGTTATAGGAAAATTTTAAATGGAATAAACATATAAATTATAGTGGTAATGAGCAAGAAATTCAAGATTATATACAATTACTTAAGCAACAAGGATATGAAGATGTATCTTATGTAGCTTAGCGTAAAGGAAATATGGTTTTGAATGTTGATGGAGATGAATTAAAAGTTAGTGCAGACCAATTTTATAGTCAATTAGCTGAAGCTTATTCTTCTCCTGAAGTAGCCGAAAAATTTACTACTGTTTTATAGAACACTTTACAAGAGTCTTTAAATGGAGTAGATTTAAGTAATTTAGATTCAGATCAATTAAATTATTTAGATAGTTTTTAGAGAAGTTTACAAAAATCTTTTGATGATACAGACTTAGGTAATGAATATTTTAATAAAATTGTTAATGCTTATGGTACTTCTGAAGAAGATTTATAGAATTTTAGTGAAAGTATTAAATATATAGATAAACAAAGCGATGCTTATCAAAGATTAGTAGAACAATTAGCCAACGGTAAAGTGACTGTCGATAAATTTAAAGATGGGCTTAAAGATTTAAGTGCTATTGGTGAATTAGATAGTATGTCTGATTTCTTTACTAATGCTGGTGAAAAAATGGGATTAAGCGATGATGAGGTTTAGTCTATGAAAGATTATGCTTCTTATATTCTTGAAGTATCTAAAAATTCTGATGAATTTGATGATAGTGTTTCTCAAGATGCTAACGCGGCGGCCAGCTTAGCAGTTTAGATTACTCGAATGAATAAAGGTATAGAAACTTTATCTGATAATTTTGAAACTTGGAATGATGTTTTAAAAAAGAGCTCAAAAGGTAGTCAAGAGTATTTTAATGCTTTAAGTAAGACTCGTTCTGCTTTATCTGATGTCCTTGATGTTGAGGAAGATTTCATTACAGATGATTTTGTCACTAGTCATTTAGATGAAATTGCTAATGCGGCTGAAGGCGATGAAAAAGCTATTGATTCTTTAAGGAGTTCAATGGATGAAGAAATTATTACTTAGATTACTTTAGGCTAGGATGAAGAATTTACAGCTTAGGTAGAAGCTTTAGACTAGAAAGTCAAAGATGCTTGTTCTGAAATTGATCCAACTATTGAAGTTGGAGCTACTGTTAAAGATGAAGATTTCTTAAAAGCTGCTAATGAATTGGTTTAGACTTCTCAAATGACAGCAGATGAAGCTAATGCTTATTTTGCTGGAATTGGTTACGAACCAGTTTATAATGCAGAGGATATTGATACTTCTGCTGAAATGCCGAATGCTGAAACAGTAACTCGTGTAGTAGATATTAAATCTGATAATCCTAAAACTTTTGATTTTGGAATTTTTGGTAAACATACTATTAATCTGCCATCTTTTACAACAAAGACAGAAACGAAAGCTGAAGAGCCTACTGAAGCTGATAGTAGTATGCGTTTAGTGTCTTTTAGCGGTGGAAAGACTCCTCCTCAAATTAAAGGGCTAAGAAAGAAAGCTACTGGTAGTTCAAATAATCACTCTTCTACTAACTCTGGAGGTTCAGGAAATAGCAAATCAAGTGGAGGTTCTTCTTCTAAACCTTCTAAAATTGATAAAACTTAGAAGTCTGAAATTGTTGACAGATATAAAGAAGTAACTGATAGCATTGAAGATGTTACTCGTTCTTTGGATAGGGCAGATAAATCTGCTGATAGACTTTGGGGTAAAGCTCATCTTGATGCAATGGCTAAAGGCAATAAATTAATTTTAAAAGAAGTTGATTTATTAAAGCAAAAGCAAAAAGAAGCATAGGCTTACTTAAAAACAGATAAAGCGGCTTTAGAACAAGCTGCGAAAAAAGCGGGAGTCACTTTTACATTTGATGAAGATGGTGATATTTCTAATTATACTGATTAGATGACTAAACTTTATAATTAGCTCGCGGCCGCGTAGGATAGAGCAAATTCCTTCTCTACAAAAGACGCGCAAGATGCTTATAAAGAAGCAACTTTAGATCCGATTCAAGAGAAAATTGATGAGTTAAAAGATGCTATTAGTTAGTATGAAGACACAAGAGACTTAGTTGAAGAATTAACTGATGATATTCAAGATAAAATAAATGAGTGGCAAGATAGAAATTATCAAATGCTTACTTATGAAGTTGAAGTAAAGATTCAATTAGATGAAAATGATACTAAGAAATTAGAATATTATTTCGATAAGTTAAGTGATAATATTTATAAAGCTGCTGAAGCTCTTGGATATTTACAAGGTCAATTTGATCCAGTAATTAGTCAATTAGGAACTTATGAGAATTTCTATGGTTAGTTAAATAATGCTTATTCTAATGGAGAAATTTCTCAAGAGAATTATATTGAAGGCTTATAGGATGTATATGATAATACATTAGATAATTTAAATGCTTTGTAGGATTTAGACAAAGAAATGCTTGAATACTATGGTAATACTATAGATTTGGCAAATGATGAATTGTCTAAATATACAGACCATATGGAACATTTAACTAGTGTATTAGACCACTATCGTTCTATTATTACTTTATTAGGTAAGGACAAAGATTATGATAAAGTTTTATCAGTTTTGAATGGAACTGCTTAGACTAAGAAAAATAATTTTGATGCTTCTAAACAATGGTATGAGAGTTTGAAGCGTGAACGTGATGCGGCGGCAGCGGCCTTAGCTAATTCGACCGATGATGCTGAACGTGAAGTGCTTCAAAAGAATTATGATGCTATATTAGCCGCGTTTGATGAAGCGGAAGAGGACATGCTCTCTAAAGCTGAAGAATATGGCGAAGCGTTAAAAGAGATTCTTACTACAAAAATGGAGTAGGCTGCTGATGAAATGAACAAACAACTAAGCTCTACTAAAGTAACCATTAATGGTGATAATTTTAATATCTCTGGATGGGATGCTTTAAACGACGCTTTAGATAGAATGTCTTCTTATCAAGATGAATATTTAACAAAAACTAATCAGATTTACGAAATGAATAAACTGCTTAATAATGTTAATTAGGCTATTGATAAGACAAATAATCAAGCAGCTAAAAATAGATACCAGCAATTTACTAAAGAAATTGAATAGTTGAGGGATAAGGACCAATTAAGTCAGTTAGAATTAGAGATTGCTTAGGCTAAATATAAAGTGCTTGAAGCACAAATCGCATTAGAGGAAGCTCAAAACGCAAAATCTACAGTTAGATTACAGCGCGATAACGAGGGTAATTTTGGTTATGTGTATACCGCAGACCAAGAGAAAGTAAATGACGCGGAGCAAGATTTAGCAGGTGCAGAAAATGATTTATATAATATTCGTCTTAATGCGACAAATAAATATGGTCAGCAAAAACTTCAATATGAGAAAGAACTGGCTGAAAAGCTCGCAGAGCTCGATCAGAAGGCAGCAGAAGACGCGGTTTACCGCGAAACTACGTATCAGCAAGAGCGTGCTTTAGTAATTCAACAATATACTGATTTGATTACTACTGCTGGGAATCTTTATGCTTTAGCGCAAGAGGAAGACAGTAGAGTTGTTCAAGATGCTTGGGTAAACTCTTTTGATGTTATTAAAGAGAATAGCGATAGTTGGAAAGATACTATCACTGAAAATACTAATATCATTAATGATACATTTAAAGAATGGCAAGCTAGTATGGATGAGATTACTGACATAGTTGGTGATGATTTAAGCGATACTCAGTAGAAAGTCAAGGATGTTACTGATGAAAGCGACAAACTTTATCAAGAAGTATCTAATAAGGTTATTCCTGCTCTTGAAAGTGAGTTAAGTTCTGTCCGTAGCGCCACTGAGGCTTGGGCTTAGCACCGTCAGCAATTACTTGATACCATTAAAGCTTATGAGGAACTTTTAGACTCTATTCAAGCAACATTACGTGCTTAGAGTGGATTTGGTAATGGAAGTGGTTCTAGTAGCGATAGCGATTGGTCTAAAGATATGGGTAGTGTAGAGTACGGCTCTGACGATTATTATAAATATATGCAGAATCGTGAAGATAAGATTAATGGTGGTTATGATGTTGGCACTGCCACCAATGCTCGTGTTGACGCTTTCTATCGTAAAGGTTTAACATTGCCGATTACCCGCAATGGTCAAACATACAATTATTTCCCAGATATACCTGATAGTGTTTGGAGACAATTGGTCGGATTCAGAAGTGGCGGTTATACTGGTACTTGGAATGACGATGGTAAGTTAGCTTTCTTGCATCAGAAAGAATTAGTTCTTAATGCTGATGATACTGAAAATATGTTAGCTTCTATCCAATTAGTTAGATAGATTGCGAAACAGTTAGATTTTAATAGTCAGCAAATTTCTACTCTTTCATCTTCTGGATTTACTGTTAGTTCTCAAGATGGAACATTAGAATAGAATGTTAGAATTGAAGCTAATTTCCCGAACGCAACTGATAGATATGAAATTCAAGAAGCATTTAATACATTAGTTAATGTAGCTTCTCAATATGCCAATAGAAAATAAAATTAAGGGTGAGGTCTACGGGCTTCACCCTTTTTCTTTTTGGGTAATTATATTGAATAAAACTAATTAATTTTTTAGAAAATTATAGAGTAATGAGTAAAAGGAGGGATTATTTTGGCTGATAACGCATTAAATATTCAAGAAAGTTTATGTGAAGCAATGAGTATTATCGCTAATTCAAGTGTTGATAAAGTTAAATTTGATAGCACTATTGAATGTACTATTATTGATGACACAGATAAACTTATCGGTAAGTATAAGGTTAAAAATGAATCTTACGCTGAATTTTATGCTTATTCCCAAATAACCACTTACAACAAGGATGATAAAGTGTATGTATAGATTCCAAAAGGAGATTATAATAGCACTAAATTCATTGTTGGTAAAAAGACAGATAAAAATGAAGATAAGCCATATAATTTTGTTAATCCTTTTAATACTTTTATTGATTTAACTGGTAATTTTTTTGTTACCAGAGATAATAATAAAGAAGTTTGGAGTATCCTTGCTAATGGTAATGAGGAAGAAATTGAGATTACCCCTGAAGGTGGAATTACTTTCACTGATGAATAGCAAGGGTTTACGCGGTTGGGCCTACGTGCCGATTTTCGTGCCTGGCTTGAAACGCTCGGTGTGGTTAGTGGTAATTATGGATTAAGACTAGAAATATATGGTATTAAAGATGATACCGCAGAAAATATTAAAGAAATAGGGAAAAATATTGAAAAAGATGGAGCTCCATTAATAGCATCTATTGAATTAGATACTAATGATATGTATGGTAATCCCTATAATTTTGAAGGATATTATTCTCAAGAAATTGTTGTTGATACAAGTGCGGTAGCAAAAATATATAATATAAAAATATTCCTTTATCAAAAAGGTAATTTTAAAGATAGTAATAATAGCTTAATTAGCTATGCTAATGATTTTAATATGTCGGTTCCACCCAATAATATCTTTGTAAAAGATATCTATATGGGATTAGGTATTTCCGCTGATGAGATAGAGAATGAATATGTAAGAGTATATTCGTTAGATGGAAGTACATATGTAATTGATGATAAGGGTTAGATTGATTCTAAAACTGTTAGATTAAAGTGGGTTCATTTTGATGAAGATGGTAATAGAGTTCAAATAACCGAGCATACCAAGGATGATATTTTTGAAGTCCGTTGGTATATCTATGAATTTGGGGCACCTTCCGCGGACGAATATTCTGGTGTCTATTGGACTGCGATCGAAGATAATACTAATAATTTTTATTATAAGCTAAAACCGCGCTCTAATAAAAATCAAGAACAAGTCAAAGTAATTATCTTATATAATGGAAAAGTTTATAGAAGTAATGTAATTACTTTTAATAATGAGAAGCAAGTCCCTAATGATGCGACCATTGATAGTTTAAATGCTTTATCTATTTATTGTGAAGATTAGACTAATGGTAATTATTTAATTTATAATTAGGCTAATTATTTAATGAATAGATCGGATGGAAAGATTAGTCGTAAATTAACTCTACATTTTGATTCTAAGACTTATGCCATCACAGATGGTATAATCGGTAAAAATGGCGGAGATATAAGTAAATTAGTTGAAGCACAAAAAGTAACTTGGCAGATTCCTATTAAGAATACTATGTTTAATTTTGGTATTGAAGATACTGAAAATGAAAATGCTACTTATAAAGAAATTGTTATTGATTTAACTAATGAAAATGATGAAACTCCTTCTGGAGAATTTTCTTTAGATTATACTATTAATACTTTTTATAGTGCTAATAAATCTAATAACACAGTAATTGCTAAAGTAGAAAAAGATGGTATTGTTTATACTGCTATTAAGGATTTCACTTTTGGACAGGCAGGAACAAATGGTACTGATTGTACTTTAGTAATTGATATGATAGCCCATGAAAACTTAAATAATAAAGTATTTACTGCCATTAAAAGTGGTGTAAGAGATAATTACACTTTTAAAGCACAGTTGTATGACAATGAAGGTAAAGAGGTTACTAATTTTAATAATTGTAAATGGGCTTGGGAGTTTATGGATGGTTCAACAGTTAATAATGTTAGTTTAAATAACAAAAATGAATAGAGTTGTAAGTTAAGTGTTAATACTACAAATTCTATAATGAATAATTTAATTATTTTATAGGTGACATTATCTGACTGGGGAGATTATGACTTAACCGCCTATTATCCAGTTCCTATTACGACTTTAGACAATGCCTACATAAATGGTCCAACAGAGGTAATTTATTTAAGTAATGGTGAACCTACATTTTCCAAAGAGCCTTATAAATTATTTGTAAATGGCGAAGAGATAGATGAAAATGTAATTTGGAATACTTATTCTAATAATTCTTCAGATGAATTTATTGGTTAGATTAAATATAATGAGAAGAAAAAAGAATATAGATTAAGTCCTATGAATTTTTATGTTGATGGCGTAAGTGTTTATGGAGTTCAAGGTGTGCGAAATAGTACTGTAGTTTGGAGCCAACCTATTTTAGTTATATAGAATAAATATCCGTCAGCTATGGTAAATAAATGGGATGGATAGTTAAGCATAGACGATAGTAATAATTTTATTGGTGTTGCCTAGATCGCGGCCGGTAAAAAAGAAAATAATAATACATTTACTGGTGTTTTAATGGGATCTTTCGGAGATGGTAAAGCTGATAGTAGTCTCAGTAAAAACACTGGTGTTTATGGATATTATAAAGGTGATTAGGTTTATGCTTTAAAAGATGATGGAACCGCCACATTTGGTAAATCTGGCAATGGACGAATTACAATTAATGGAAGTACTAGTTAGATAAAATCTGAAGGATACGACAGTGGTAATGGTCTTTTGATTGATTTAAAAGAAAGTAAGATAGATGGAAAAAGTAATAATTATAGTGCTTTTTTATTAAATAAATCTAGTCCATATTTAACAATTAAAGACCCCGCTAGCAATACTACTTTAATGAATGTAGGAAGTGATGGTTATTATTTAAAGTCTAAAAATTATACTACAGATAATGCTACTGGAATGTATATAAATTTAAATGACGGTTCTATTATTGCGAATACAGGGACATTTAAAGATAGTATTAATATTAATTATACAGGAAGTACTGGTTCTTATTGGACCTCTGGCACTCATACTTTAAATGAAATTTTAAATGAAATAGGAACAGCAGCCTCAGAAGCTAAAAGAATCGCAAAAGAATCTAAAGGTTGGGTAGAAGATATTGCTACAGCTTAGAGCAGAGCTGATGAAGCATTTGATGATGCTGCTGATGCTTTAAGCCTATTACTTTAGTGTTTTGGCGTGTCTCCGGATGGGAATAAAACAGTAGCTTAGATTGTAGGGCGAAGAGCTTCTATAACTTTAGGCGATGGTTTTACTGTGTCTGGCGATCAAGCAGATTTTACTGATTGTAGCAGTGTGGCATTGGGTCGAGCTGGTACTATTTATATATCAACTACTAGCGAAGGCGATAAAGATTTGTATTCATATATTGTCGATATCGTTAAAGCATATGTACCATAAAAGGAGAAAAAGGAAAATGAATGAAAGAGATATTAATTTTTTAAAAGTTTTATACAATACTCTTTCCTTAGTCACTACTAAAGGAGAGGATACTATTCTTATGGGAGAGTGTTTAAAACAATTAAGAGATTTTACAAATAGATTAGCAGATCTTCAAGAGGAGAAGAATAACGAAAATAATTAGGAGGGATAAAATGGTTAATAAATTGTATCCACCTATTATATCTGGAACTTTACCAGCATTTGTTGGATAGGAAATTACTATTCCATTCCAAATGAATCGTGCGGTTAGCATGGTAGAGGTTTCAGGATTGTGCTATATAATCAAAACAGTATCAAGTAATGTAGTAATTGCTCAGGGAACAACCGCGGATTTTACTCCAAGCAAAATCCGCGGTTGCTTGGAACAAGGATCTATTACTTTCAATATAAATCTTAAATCAATTACTAATAATGGAAAACTTATTCAATATAAATTGAATCCGGGATAGTCTTATAAAATTCAATTAGCTTATATTAATACTAACGGAGTAGTTGGATACTATTCTACAGTTGGCATTGCTAAATGTACGACTAAACCCGCAGTTTATATAAAAGGTTTTGAAGATAATTTAGTTGGAATAAATAAAATAGATTTTATTGGAGTATATAGTCAAGATGGTGGAGATGTTACTGAAAAGATTTATTCATATAGATTTAAAGTATATGATGAAGTTGGTAATATTTTTACTGATAGCGGAGAGCAATTACATAATTCAATTAATGATACAGAATTAAATGAAAGTTATGATAGTTTTGAATTAAATAAAGAGTTACAAAAGAATAAGAATTATTTTATTCAATATAGTGTAACTACTATTAATAACTATGAAGCAGAAAGTATTAAATACCAAATTATCAATAGAGAAACTATTGATCCAGAATTACAAGCAACACTTTCCGCGACAATGGACGAAAATAATGGATATGTAAGAATTGATTTAAATGGAATCCGCGATAAAAAAACAGGACTAGAGATCCCCGCTACTGGAGCATTTACATTATTAAGAGCCAGTAGTGAAGATGATTTTAATACTTGGAATACGGTATTAAAATTTAAATTAGTTGGCGAAACGCCTTCAAGAGAATTGTATAGAGATTTTACTGTCGAGCATGGATTTAGTTATCAATATGCGGTTCAGCAATATAGTGATGAAACCGCGGTCCGCAGTAATAAAATCTTTTCTAACACAGTATATAGTATTTTTGAAGATAGCTTTTTATATAGTAATGGATAGTTATTAAAAATAAAATTTAATCCAAAAGTAAGCAGTTTTAAAATCAATACTCTTGAAAGCAAAACTGATACTATCGGAAGTCAGTATCCTTATATTTTCAGAAATGGAAATACTTATTATCATGAATTCCCTGTAAGTGGTTTAATTTCTTATCTTATGGATGAAGATCATTTATTTATAGATAAATTAGGTGATGATGAAATTAAAGATTTTACATCAACTGATTTAACTGATTATAATATTAATATAGAGCGTCAATTTAAAACTAAGGCTTTAGAATTTTTAACTGATGGAGAACCTAAATTATTTAAATCTCCGACAGAGGGAAATTTTATTGTACGTTTATTGAATGTAAGTTTAAGTCCAGAAGATAAGTTAGGACGTATGCTTCATACATTTAGTGGAACCGCTTATGAGATTGATAAAGTTACTTTTGATAATCTTACTACTTATGGATTTATTGATGCAGATCCGCCTGAAAGTGAAATTCTTAAATGGGATAGTATTTCTTTTGATGGGTGGTATAAGATTAATGGCTATATCAATGACGTAAATATTTATATAGATGATTTAGATAATGAAGATTTAACGGACGTAGAAATTAAAAAAATAGAAGCTAATAAACAAACTTGTTTAGATAATCTATTACAAACATTAAGTTTTTATCCTATGTTTGAATTGATTTATGATGGGAAACATTATAGTTTATAGACTAAGGATGTTCTTGCTAATTCTCCTGCTATAACAATTCGATTCGAGGGCTTTGCTCCGGGCGACAAATTTAGTATTGATGGAGAAGAAATTGTTATTGGAATCACAGGGGCTTATTTAATAGATCATGTTGCTCCAATATATAGCGTTAAAGTAGTTGAATTATCTGATGCGGGATTACAATAGGGAACTATTGTATATTCTTACTACGGCAAACAAGCAAGTAAGTTTGATACTATTAGCGATATTCAAGTCGCAGATTTACCTTTGGAGCAATATTATGGGACTGAAGGTAATATTTTAAATCTTTATAATGATGATTTTAAATATAAAGTAACATAGATTTATTTCTTACGTTTTACTAAACGTAACGTATAGAAATTATATACAAGTAATAAAGTTAATTTCTATACTACTCCAGGCGGAGCGATTAGTGAAGAAGAGGGGGAAAAAGATCATTCTATAGAAATTAAACGTGAGGATTTTGACCCTTCTTTAATTTATCATGTTTATTTAGTAAGCCAAACCGAAGAGCAAGATTACTATATTGATGGCTATACTAAGAAAGAAATTTATGATTCTGGCGTGTTAGTTAGTGAAAAGAATTGGGCTTGTAATATTAGAATAAATGAAGATGATAAACAAATTATTGGTATCAACTAGAAGAACGAATATCAGATTAAAGATTTAACTGATGTTAGTTCTATTGAAATTGATCCTGGCGTTTTGTGTGAATTATCAGTTCAACGTCAAGAAGTAGTTTATTCTTTTGAGAATGACAATCAAACTACTTATAGAATTTTTAATGGTTAGAATTATATTACAACCACAATTTATCAATTAAAGCAGAATTGGTTAAGAGCTAAAAAGGCTTTAAAAGAGTTTAAAGAATTAGAACAAGATAAGAGTAATCCTGATTTCACGAAGGATGATCCATTCTATAATGTAAATTAGAGTAATGTTTAGATTTGTATAAAGAATTATAATAATAAAGTAGTGGAATTACAAAAAACAGTTGATGAAACTTATACTTTATTTATTGATACTTTAAGAAAGGCGGTAGAAGATTATGAAGACTCAAAGACAATATGATACCGACTTTCTTAAAAAGTTAGATGAATTTAAACATAAGGTAGTTTATGCTCGTATTGAGTTATTAACATTTGATGAATTGCCAATAGAGAGCATAGAGGGCAAAATAACCGGCGGATCGATTAATATTGATGGAACATCTGCGGTCCGCAGGTCTTGTTCTCTTACTATGATGACAAATGAAAAACTATATAGACAATATTCTTGGGGTTTAAATTCTAAATTTAGCTTGGCTATTGGATTAGAGAATAAAATTGATGATAGATATCCAGATATTATTTGGTTCAATCAGGGCATTTATTTAATAACTTCTTTTAATACTTCTCAAAATGCTAGTTCATATAGTATTTCTATTCAAGGTAAAGACAAAATGTGTTTATTGAATGGAGATTTAGGTGGTGATTTACCTGCTTCTGTAGATTTCGGGCAAGAAGAAGTAATTACTTATAGTTATAATAAACAAGATAATATAACTGAAGATAATTATATAAAAGGTAAATATTGTTATATTGTTGGTAGCGAAGAAGAAGCTAAAAAACATAATATTTACTATATTTCTACATAGAATAAACAAACTACTTATTATGTTTTAGATGAAGAAGAATTTAGCAATAAAGAGTATTATTTAAGAGAAAGCTATTTAAATTTAATTTCAATTCCTATTTAGACTATTATTAAAAAACTGCTTACTGTTTATGGCAAAGAAAAGGAAAGCAATATAGTTATTAATGATTTAGATCAATACGGCTATGAATTATTGGCTAATAAATGCGATGAAACTATGTATTTCTTTAAAGATGCAGAAACTAATAGAATAGTTAATGCTTCAATAGGAACAATGCCAAATTTACTGAGTGTAGATAATACAGAAATAACAGACGTAAGTAGTATTATATTTGATAATTTAGATAGTAATAAATTGTTAGATGATATCCCTGAGCCAACTAAGGTAAGATTAGTAAAAGACGGAACTGTTTATACTATTGTTAGTCGAGTAACCAATGAGACAGTCGGTTATCGTATTTGTGATTTAGTTTATGCAGGAGAGCTTATTACTAGTGTTGGTGAAAATGTAACTAGTGTATTAGATAAAATTAAAAATATGTTAAGTTGCTTTGAGTATTATTATGATATAGATGGCAGATTTATTTTCCAAAGAAAGAAATTTTATGAATATCAATCTTGGAATAATATAGTAAATAATTCTAATGGAGATAGCTATATTGAACCTGCGGTTTATTCTTCTTCATCGGTTTATTCATTTAGAGATGGATAGACAGTTATTTCTTTTAATAATACTCCATAGATTACTAATTTAAGAAATGATTTTTCTATTTGGGGATAGAGAGAAAGTGCTAGTGGAGCAGAAATTCCTATTCATCTAAGATATGCGATAGATTAGAAACCTATTCAATATACTACAATTATTGTGACTGATGATGATATAAATAGATACAAATCTACAATGTATAATAATGATATTTTTGATACCATGAATCCGCAATTAGAACAAAAAACTTATAAGAATAAATGGTATGAAAGCGAAAATGAACCAGGTGTTATTTATTGCGATTGGCGTGAAGTCTTATATCGTATGGCAGTAGATTATTATCAGTATAATTATGCTGATGATTTTACTAGCAAGGTGGCGATCGCGAATCCTGATCTTTATCCTTCTGGAATAACAGGGTATGAAACTTATTATGTAGATTTATTCTCTTTCTGGAGAGATATTTATGATTATGATGAGTTAGATTTTAAAGAAGAAGTAAAGAATAACCCTGAAAATTTGAATTTCTGGTTTGATTTTATTGGAGAAGAAAATGCAGATATTGCTAAATATTCAGTCCAATTAATCGGAGATAGAACAAAAGCAATTAATGATACTAATATAAAAGTTATATGTTATAGAGATATACCTGATGTTTTATTTATGACATAGACAGATTATGATTCTATTGTTCAGAATAATTATCCGACAGAAAGTGGATATATTTGGATTAATATTCCTTCTGGATACGATAATTACTTTAAAATTAGTTCTAAAGGTAAAAGTGCAGTTGATGAAATTGAGGATTTGCTTTATACGACCGCTTACTGTGCGGAAAGCGTCTCAATTTCTACTATCCCAGTTTATTATTTAGAACCTAATAATAGAATTTATATTGAAGATAAAAAAAGTGGCGTTGAAGGAGAATATTTAGTTAATAAAATAACTATTCCATTAACTTATAATGGTTCAATGTCTATTAGTGCCACCAAAGCAATATCGAGAGTATATTAAGGAGGACCACTAAAATGGCAAGAAAGATAAGATAGATTCGTTATTATGGTGAAGGTCTTAGCTCCAAGAATTACCCAAGTGATGTTAATATGAGTAAATTAATTACAGGAACGGCATTTAAAAATAATAACTAGAATGTATTAATTACTCAACTTGGTATTCAGACCTTACCAGGAACGAAATTTTATTTAAATGATAGCAATAATGCTATCATTGTTGGAAATACTGGTATTTATGAATTAGATTTAGAGGGTATTTCTACTATTAATTTGATTAAATTTGATAGAAGCTCTATGAATTTGATTAATCAAAATCAAGAAGCATATCTTATTATAGATTATTTATTTGAGGAGGGTTGATAATGGGTTTTTATGGTAATATAACTAACACTTCAAAAACAACCTTTACTTTCGATAAAATCTATAGTAATAGACTTTAGATGGATAACAGTTGTACTAGTGATGGAATATTTTTAGGTCGTTATGTTTTAGTTGAGTACGGTCTCCCCGCCACATAGTACATAGTAGGATATCTTGATAATAAAATTATGTATGATGATCCTTCTGACAGAAGTGATTCTCATATTATTTTATGTGAAAATGGAAAATTAGTAAAGGTTAAAAGAAGTAATCAGTGGTATTTATACGTAGGAAATGTAACTGCAAGTGGAACTAAAGAGTGGAAGTATCTTACTAGAATTACTAATGATAGAGTTGATGATGAATAGTATAATTTAAATTATCAAATAGATTATCCTGTTTATGGACGTGGCTATGATTCTACAGTCTGGATAAAACAGTATATTAATAATCAAGAGACTTATGTTCAAATTGCTGAATTAAATACGGTTGTTCCTAATTTTGCTATTTATCCATTGCTTCCTCAAGATCCTTATGTTGTAATTGATGACACGAGTGTTGTATATGAGCCTAATAAATATTATTATTATGATGAAATTGATAGTCATTATAAATTAGATAATAGTGAAACTAAAATTGAAGGACGCACCTATTATTTAAAGAGTCAAATTGCACCTGCAATTACCTCAGATGAAAGTAGTACAAATTTACTTTATAAATTAAGAGTACCAACTAATTTTCAACTTGATTTAGATGAAAATAATATTTATTATAATAAAGAAGGATTTAGTAAGACAAAACATTCTCGTGATGATGAAACAGAGAATGCTATTAATTATAAACTTAGTTAGTCTGGATATCAGTTTTATTACGATGCTGAAGCAGATAATGTCACAGGTGAACCAATTGAGGATGGCTACGACCGCAAATCTCTTACTATAAAACTTCCTGCTCTTGGTAATGCAGTGTGCGATACCTATGATTTACTTTATGGTCAAAACCGTGATGATTCTACCACTAATTTTGATAAAACTAATATTAAGGGCGCTTTAAATACTCTTAATAGAAAAATGAGTTTAGATAAATTAGAAACTAATAAACTTATTTATTTTTCTACTGAAACTGATAGTAGTATTAATGATAATTATATGAAATCTGCTACTATTGAAGGAGATAATTTAATTTCAGTAGATGCTGATATTGAAAAAAATAGTGGGGCTATTAAGCTTGCTCATAATGATGCTGATAGTAAAAAAGCAATTAAAAATATTGGTGGGGATTTTAATAATATAGTTGTACCTGAGTTTGGTGGCTTTTTTACTATTCCAAAAATTTCCGTAGATAGAGCAGGACACGTAGTGGACGAACATAAATTAACTATAAGTTTACCTGATTTAACTACTAAATATGCAACAGCTAAGGATTATGATTCTACTTTTAATATACTTGATGTAACTACTGATGTATCTTTAGATAATGAAGGCGAGTTATTATGTACACAAACTTCTTTGGGAACTTTGCCATTAGGCGCTAAATATATTACTAATAATAAATTAAGCACAATTACTAAAGATACTCTTTTAAATGATGTTATTAATAAATTAATTGATAATAGTGATAGTAAATATAACACTTTATTGGGTGATTCTACCAATAGTTTCGGTAAAGGTACTATCCCAACTCTTTATGGATTAAAACAAGGTATTAATGCCGATAGAGATAGTATTAGCGGTTTAAGTAGTAAAATTGATACTTTAAATGGTAATGCTTCAGTTGAAAATTCTGTTGCTTATAGTATTAAATAGACTATTGATAGTTTAGATAAAGATGATAATAAAGTTGATAAATAGTTTGTTACTGCTGTAACTGAGAAAGATGGTTTAATTAATGTATCAAGAAGTGCTCTACAAGTAAGTGATTTACCTATTACCTTTGATGGAGAATATAGCATTAGTAATAAAGTTGCTACTATGAATAGTTTAAATACTTTAAAAACTGCTATTTTAGGTAATTATACAGGTACTGTTGAATCATTAAATACTTTAGTAAATAGCAAATTAAATGAAAATGCGGTTCGTGGTCTTACATACAATGCTAATTCTGGGGATAATGGTGCCAGAACAATAGTAGGAATGTTTGATTTAATTGTTGCATTACAAAATAAAAATGTAGAATTAAATGAAACCATTAAAACATTATAGGATAAAGATAGTGAGTTAAATACTATTATTGAAGCATTAAAAACTAAAGATAATGAGTTAAATGATTTAATTACTGGATTAAGAACTGATGTTGATGCTTTAAAAAATAACTCAAATAATACAGACGCTCCAACTGAAACTACTTAATTTAAATATAAGGGTTTGGTCTTAATAGGCCAAACCCTTTTAGTATTGATTAAAAAGATTTTATAAATAATAGAAAGGAGTCGATCATTTTGGCAGATATTTTAAATAAATATGTAAAATTTGTCAGAGGCTCTAAAACTGCCTTTGAAGCTTTAGCTCAAAAGGATAATGATACTTTATATTTTATTTATGATGAAAACGAATTATCTGGTGAACTTTATTTAGGTGAACGTTTAATTTGCGGTGGAGTTAGTTCTGCTGGCAAATTAAGTGATTTAAGCGATATTGTTCTTAATGAAGTTGAAGCAAATCAAGTTTTAATTTATAATGAAGAACAGAAAAAATGGGTTAATTAGGGCTTAGAAAATAATGAGACTTTAATTAATTCTATTGTTGAAAAATTATCTACTGACGAGAATTTAGCTAAATTAGCTCCTGTATTTACTGGAACGGTTTCTGGTCTTGTTCCAGTTTCTTTAAAAGAAACAAAAGGAAAGCAAATTCTTACTGATGCTGGTACTTGGATTGATGTCCCAGTAGGAACATTAACTCAGGGGGATATTGAAGCGATTAACGCAGCGAACAAGTATTTAGTAGATAAAGGTTCTGATAATTTAGTAACTCGTGTTGAAGCGGTTGAGCAAACTGTTTCTTGGGCGGATATTTAAAGGAGTGAAAAAGATTGAACGTTAAGTTTTTAAAAGGTTCTCAAACCGAATTTGAACGTGTGGCTGGTAGATATAAAGCTGGTGCGTTTTATTTAGTAATTAATGATTCTGACAGCAATGCTGAAGATTATAAGAAGCCGAGTCGTCTTTACTACGGCGTGGATGCGAATAATTGTGTCCCTGTAAATCAAGGTATTAATATTGTAGATTCAACCGCGGATTTACCTATTACCTCAAGTGCTCTTACTGTTGGAGAATTTTATTATGTAAAAGATAAAAATATTTTATGTATTAATAATGGTAATGGTTGGATTTAGACCAATACCGATACTGTTTTAGATACTGATAAAGAAGCTAGTAATGTATCAGTAGATACCAGCCCCAATAATGCTAATGGAGCTTCTATTACCAATACTATTTCTGATAGTAGTGGTAATATTATTACTGAGACTTATGATATTATTGGTAGTGACTATATCCAAGTTGAAGCAGTTCCTGCGACAGATGATAAAAGCGTAGATACTATTAAGCTTAGCTTAAAAGGAATTAATTATCAATTAAATTCTTCTTTAAGTAATAAAACTTTAAATGTTAATCTAAAAAATGATAATGAAGATGCTGGTAAATTTAATATTATTGCTGGCAGTAATGTTAATATTGCTGAAAGTTCTGCGGGCAATTATACTTTAAGTGTTGATAAAGCAGTCAATGGTATTGATATAGTTAACCATGCTACTGGCACTGGTTTTACTGCATCTATCAGCGGCCCTGGAGTTGAGGGAGAAAATAGTAGTACAACTTTATCTGCTGATATTGATCCTGAGATTGTGTTAGAGGGTAAAGATGGTAGTTATAAATTTGATAATGGTGTTTTAACTCTTCCTGTTTATAGTAAGCAAGATATTGATAACTAGCTTAGAGCCGTTAATGCTATGGTATTCCGTGGTGGATTCCAAGTTAAAGATGGAGCTATTATTTATGACAGTGCTGATATTACTGAAATTGCTGAAGGTAATACCTTTATTTATACTGGTGCTGAAGATACTCTTTGGAATGGTCATTATTTACGTCCTGGTGATTTAATTATCGCTTCTGGTGAAGAAGTTGATGGTGTTATTACTGGTACTGTTAGTTGGACTTATGTTCCTTCCGCAGATGATCCCGTCACTGAGGTCGAAGGTGCTGATGATAGCAGTAATGCTGGATTTATTATTAAGCTTGGTTCTACTAAAGAACTTCTAAGTTATGTCCTTCGTGGCGATGAAGGCATTGAATTAGAAGTAAAAGCCCAAAAGGGTTCAGTAGTAAAAGAAGTTACTATTAAACATAGTAATTCTTTAACTGTAAATACTCCCGTTTCTCAAGAGTATGCTGATGAGTAGACTATTGTTATTAATGAACCAACTGAGATTGATGCTCAAGGCCACATAATTAAATCTACACAAAAGACTTTTACTGTAAAGAATACTCATCAAGAAATTGCTAGTGCAGATTATGGCGTAAATGGTACTGATACTTTAATTCCTGTTCTTAAAGTTGCTGGTGCTGATCTTGAAGGTAAACCACTTGTTTTCGCTAGTGATAGTTTAAAAGTTAATGTTTCCGCAGCTACTAAAACTGATGATGCCAAAGTCAGTTTTGAGTTAGAGTGGGGAGAGTTCTAAGGGCAATATTATTTAATAATAATTATAATTTTTTCTATTTTATATAGAAGAATGTTTTTATGGGGAAAGATGAAATATTCTTTCCCCATATTTTTTTTTAGGATAGAAAGGAGTAAATTATGTCTAAAATACATTTTCGTCCCGTTTAGGGGTCAGAAGAAAAAATAAAGGCATATCCGCAAACTGATGGATATTTTTATGTGGCAACAGATACAGGACGAGTTTATTTAGATACAGCGACTGAAAATAAAATACCAATAGGCTCAAGCGGCGTTTAGGTAATTTATGGAACTGAGAAAGAAGTCGGAATTGATTATGATGCGGATGAAAATCCGATTGGCTATTCAATTCGTTTATCTAATTTATCAAGTTCTAATCCTCATGTAAATGATTTAATTTTAAATAGCGATGGAGCATTTTATCGCATTAAAGAATTTAAATTAAATGATGATAAAGAAGAAGTCGCGAGTTGTGAAAAACTATTGGCAGGTGGCGGAAGTCAAGAACAAGAAATTAAAGTAAATGGTACTGTTTCTTTGACTTTAGATGGCCCCACTGATGTACTTAATGGTGAATCAGTGAGTGTAATCGCGCTTGTAAAATGTAGAACAATAAATGGAGAACCGGTTCTTGATTCTGTTGAAGGCACTTTGACTATTAGATAGAAAAAGAGTGATGGTTCTTGGGAAGATATTTACAGTGAAGCAAAAACTTATCAGCATAATAAGCCAATTACTACTGATATTTCTGCTTATTTAAGAAATTCTTCTACGCATGAAATTGAGTTTATTGTTAGTAAAAATAGTGATCCTATTAATAACCATTTTTCTACCACTAAGAAAACTCAATTTGTAACTACACATGAATTAGCTCTTCAATGGCAAGAAAGTAAATTTAATAATGATTTACCTTTTGATAATGGTCAAATTAATGTTACTTGGTTAATGTCTGATAAAGTAAATAGTGCTATTGAAGTTTATTTTGATAATTATTTAGTTTTAGATAAAGAATATAGTAGTACTAATACTAGAAATGAAGATAGTATTACTATAACAAAAAATACTGTTATTTTAAACAATAATAATGATTCTACAATGACTTTAGCAAATTATTTCCTTCACGGAGAGCATACTATTAAAGCTAAACTTTATTTAGTTAATAGTGGTGAAAAAGGGAATGGTACTGATTTTATTGAGAAAGAAATTGTTATTTTAGATAGAAGTAGTAAAACTCCCTTAATTTGGACTGGTGATTTTAAAACTGAGTATTATACTTATGAAACGATTAAGATTCCTTTTAGGGTGTATGATCCTAATGTAACGACCGCGAAAGTTAGTTTATATAAAAATGGTGTTTTATTAAGTACTCGTGAAGTTACTGATTAGAATGAATGGCAATATTGGGAAATTACTAATCTTTCTGTTAATGATAGTTCTTATTATACAATTAAAGTGGGAACTGAACCATATGATTATTCTCGTAATTTTACTTTTACAATTAAAATAGATCCATTAAGAAATATGGAATTGGCTAGAAGTAATGACTTAAAAGTTAATTTTGTCGCTACTGGGCGTTCTAATTCTGAAAGTAAATTAAGTCGTGAAACATTAGAAATTAATGGTAAATATGCGAAATTTAAAAACTTTAATTGGTATAATAATGGTTGGGTTTTTGATGATAATAATACTACTTGTTTAAGAGTCAGTAATGGTGCTGAAGTTTCTATCCCTATTGGATAGTTATCTTTTGATAATAGTTCTTCTACTCCTACGCATAGTATTGAAATTCAATTTAAAATTAGAAATCCACAAAATTATTCTAAAGTAATTACTAAATATACACGATATAAAGCAAGTGATGAATCTGGAAAGTCTTGGACTGATAAAGATGCTTGGGAGGCATTTAAAGGTTAGACCACTTATGTTAATTATGATGAATTTTTAACAAAAAAATATTTGCCAGAACATCCAGAAGCTCCAAGTTACGATGAATTAACTTATAATGGCTTAGATCAAGATTTTAATTTAAATAATCTTGTTTGTGCTTATGGATCTTTAAAAAGTCCTTTAGGCATTTATTTTAGTCCACAAGATGCTACATTTACTGCTAATGGCGGTGAAGAAACTGTTTCAGTAGATTTCGTAGAAGATGAAATGTTATATTTAACATTTGTTTATACAAGTTCTAAACCTAGTAATACAGGTGGAGATTCTAAATTATTAGAAATTTTCTTAAATGGAGTATTGACAAGTGTGGCTCGTCGTTCTGGTAGTTCTGCTTGGACTATTGATTCTGATACTATTAAATTTATGTCTAATACTTGTGATATTGATATTTATAGTATTAGAGTTTATGATGCTAGCTTAACTATTCCTGATGTAGTTTAGAATTATGCTTTTGATAAAAAAGATATCGATCAATGGGATTAGAAAGATTTATATGACTATAATACTATTTTAAATGATTATGTTTTCTCTTATCGTAAAATGCTTGATTACAATACTGAGCATGCTGATAAACCATTGATGCCATATATTATTTTAAAAACTACTAAAAATAACAGTGAAAGCACTGATAATAGACTCCCGTATTCTAAAGATAATGGTGCTCAAAAAGGAACAATGGAATTTGTAAATGTTCCGTTAGATACTGCTTATGCTAAGGGCGAACTTGATAAAATAGTTGAAAAAGAAGGTTGGAAACCGGTAATAGATGATGAAACTAATGAAGTAAAATATACTGCGGTGTAGAATTATTATTTACATCATTGCCCTAGTTTTATAACGCTTTTTGATGGAGCAACCTTTTAGGTTTAGGGAACTTCTTCGCGTAATTATCCAAGACGTAATTATAAGGCTAAATGTAAAGAAGCTATGTTTATGAATAGAGGACCTTTCGAATCTATTTATAAAGAAGAGGAAGATAGTGATAGTTTAAACACAAAAAGTAAAAGTTATCTTGAATTTTTCTATATGGATAATAATACTGTTGGTACTACTAAATTTACTTTAAAGATTGACTTTATGGAATCTTCTGGAGATTATAATAGAGGATTCGCCAATTTAGTTAACGAAACTTATTCTAAACATCCAGTAGAAGATTATTAGGATTCTTTTGATAAATATGATTTATATGGAGATATTGATGACTATAGAACTTCTATAAAAGGATACCCGGTTTTAGCTTTCCATTGGCCTTCAACTGATGATAATGAATACAGTGAAAATGACATTATTTATATCGGAAAATATAATATGTTATTAGATAAAGGTTCTGACGAATGTTTTGGGTTTAAACCAAATAAAAAAGTTTTATAGAATCAAATTGAAGGAACTCCAAAAGTAAGAGATATTGCTGAATGCTGGGAATTTTAGAATAACTCAAGAACTTATTGTTCTTTTCGTGACCCTTGGAATAGATATAAATTGTCTTTTAGACCTCCGTTAATGGATGATAATAATCCAACAGGTTATTTGACTTCTGGTGGAGCTCCAATGGTCGCTGATTCTTTTGAAGTTAGATATAATTCTAATGATGATTTAATTGCAGATAAATTATTTAATTGCGTTTCTGCTGAAGCCACAGACACAAATAAAATAATTGAATTTACTGATGAAATAAAAAATACAGTTCCAAATAGATTAAAATCAGAAAATATTGTTGACGAATCTACTGGAACAGAACATAAACAATGGACTATTACTAATCCAGGACAAGATCCTATTATATTTGATATGAAAAATAGAAATACTTCTCGTGAATTACTTCTTGCACTAATGTCAAATTGGGAAGATGCTGTAAGTTGGGTGTGGAGTACTTGCTTAGATTGCAGTATTGATTTTGATGGGACTTTATATGAAATTCCTTCAATGGGCAAATACGAAGAAATAGATTTAGCTGAGGCTAAATATGAGCTAAATAAATATTATTTATTTGATAAAGTTGATGAAAATGGTAGCGAAATTTATAAAATTGCTACAGAAGAATTTGACTCAGAAGAAAAATATTATGCTTATAATAAAGATAATAAAGTTTATAGTATAATTAAATTAACTGACGATGATAGCAAAGTTTATTAGATAAATAAATATTATATTTTATAGGATTAGGATAATAAAATTTATGTTTTAGATTCTGAAAAATATAATCCTTATACTACTTATTATTCTTTTATTGAAGATGAAAATCAAATTGACAATAGATGGTTATTACCTACGCCAATAATTTATAATTCAGTTACTTATACAAAAGATAGTAAAGAATATCGTCAAGCTAAGTTTAAAAATGAATTAAGTAATTATTTTAATATTGAATATTTAGCGACTTATTTCTTAATGACTGAAATTTTTGAATGCTATGACTCTCGTGGCAAAAATGCAATGTTTGCTTCTTGGGGACCACAAAAAGGAAATATTGAAAAAGTTACTGGAATTCAACATTATATTTGGTATCCTATTTTTTATGATATTGATACCCAATTAGGTATTAATAATACTGGTATTCCATCATTCGAATATTATGTTGATGCTACTGAAGATGGTAGCTATTCTACTAATGATAGCGTATTATGGAATAATTTTTATACTTTCTTTAAAAGTAAAATTGTTGATAAGTATAAACAATTAATGGGTAAACCAAATGGGTCTTATGACTAGAGTCAAGTAAAACAAATTTTCAAAAAAGAATCTGGTACTTCTTCTAAAAAGAGTGACGTTGTTGATAAATGGTATAAAACAGATCCTTCTTTATTCCCTGGGAGTTATGCCGTATAGGGAGAACGTCCTATTATTGCTTTAGATTTAGATGAAGAATATAAATATATTATTCCAACTAATTCAGCAGCTAAAGACACTATTTTCGGTCGTATCACCAATGGTGGCTAGTATGAAATAGAAAGTGATTAGTATTTCTATGCTTTATAGGGTGACCGCAATCTCTATCGTTCACAGTTCTTAACTAATCGTCTTAATTACATTGACTCTTGGTTAACAGTTGATGAATATTCTGGAGATAGTGGTAGTAATAATATTATAAGTCGTATTTCTGCCAACAATCCGAATACTACATCTGATGAATGGATTGAAGGAACTAATAATCAAGGTTTAACTAATTTAATAACCAATTCTCAATATTGGAAAGATGATCGTGAATTTGGCACTAAAAATCATATGTTTGATGGTGAATATTGGATTGAAATGGAACCTGCTCGTCGTTCTTATGTTACTGTTGGAACTGATGGAGCGAATTTCCCATCTTAGAAATATGATGGTTTAACTCCTGTTAGATTTACTGCTCCAGACTTAAAGAAAGGTATTATGTCAAGCGGTAATTATCGCGAACAATTATATTATATTTATGGCTTAGAGTAGATGAAATCTCTTGGAGATTTAAGTAAATTATATTTCCAAGAATTGTTTATTAGAGGTAAAGCTAATAAATTAGTAGATTTATTGTTAGGATATGATGGTCTTTCTGAAGAAGGAAAAGAATATAAAAATAATGATGTAAATAATTGGAGTTATCCCAGTGAGGGTATGCCTTTATTAAAAGAAATGAATCTTTGTAATATTAGATTTTTAAATCCAGTGGCTTTAGATTTAACTAAGAGTGAAAAATTAGAAAACTTTAGAAATACTGGTTCTAATGTTACTAAAGTTTAGTTCGCGGAAGGTGTTGCTTTAAATACTTTGTATTTAACTGATTATACGAATTATTTAAGTTTAATTGAAGCGAATCTTTTAACTAAATTGGTTACTAAATATACGCATCCTACTGTCAATCCTATCACTAATCGTCTTGAGGTTGCAGAAGAAAATAAAGGATTATATATTAAGAATTTAACTGATGCTGAAGATAACGCAATTACAACGAGTATAAAAACTTTTGATATCCGTGGTGGTAATTTAGATTATTATTCTTATGAATTATTAAGACGTTATTATCTTGGTTGTGAAAAAAGTAGCTTAACTGGATGTGAAGTTAATTTAACTAATGTTCAATGGAGTCCTTATAGATTGTTAAATGATGATAAAGCAGAATTAGATAGTGTCAATATTGATTATTATAAAGATAATGGACATTTCCAATTAGAAAAAGTTAATGCAGAAGATGTAAGTAAAATCACTCCAAGTGAAATAAAAAATAATTTAATTTATTATTATGATAATAATGTAAATGGATACGATGATATCCATAGTAAAGTTACTAATTATACTTTATTACGCAGTTTGTACGATAGAGCTCCTGTTTATTTTAAAGGAATTAATTAGACTTATCCTAATATAACTGGTATTATCTATATTGAAAATACTCAAGAAATAGAAGAACATGTAATTCAAGAAGAGCTGCAGAGTATTTATCCTAATTTAACTATTTTTGTGAAGAACGTTAAGAAAGAATATTCTGCTAAGTTTGTCCTTGAACAAGAAGACACCGATGGAGTGTTAACTCAGGAGATTTTAAAGATTTAGAAATTACCTTTATCAAGCACTAAGTTCTTTGATAATCCTACGGATTCTTCAAGTGAAACCTATATTTCTTTTGGTAGTTTGCAAGAAAAAATGCCAACTTATAATTTCAAAGGTTGGGAAGATGATACTGGCGAATTAGTAATTACAGTTGGAAAAGATGTAAATGAAAAAGATGTTGTTTTAAAGGATAATTGGGATTCTTTATCCCTGCAATCTGATAAAATAGATTATGTTTTTAAAGCAAGATTTGAACGTAAATCTTACACGATTACTTTTGTTAATGGTGACCGCGTTATTAATGATTCAACTGTAAAGAAAGTATTTAATTATGGTGAAAAAATTATTGTTCCGGACGAATTTTATTATTTTAATAATACCGAAGTAACAGATTTACCAGAAGGAGAAGATCCGTTAGAATGGACTTGGAAATAGACTGGATGGGCTGATAAGGAAGGAGTTAAAATTGATTTAACAAGACAATTAGCTTATGCAGATCGTGAATTCTATGCTGTTGGAGAACCCGTTAGTGTTTATGATAATATTTTAGTTAATGATTCTACTCATAAGTATTATGATATTATAACTTCTGATGGAGAACTATCATTTGTGATGACTGATTTAGCTAAAAATCTAAAAGGTAAAATTACTTTACCTACAATTTATAATGGTTAGCCAATTACAAGAATTAGATATAGTCAAGTCAATCCATCTGCCGCTGTTGGTATTCAAGTAAATCCTAATATTACAGCTATATTTTTTGCTCCAAAAGATAATAATAAAATTTCTGTGATAGATGATTATGCTTTTACTTTAGATAGCGGATTAGAATATTTCCAGTTTAGTGATTGTTTAAAGAAAATTGGTACTAAAGCATTTTATCAATGTCCTTTAAGTCGTAATAATATAATTCCTTATTCTTCTTCTACAGAGGGCTTAACTTTTGGAGCTCAAGCATTTTATCAAAGTAAAATGGGTTCTTATTCTCCTTATAATTTAATTATAGAAGGATGTAAAGATGGTATCCTTAATTTTGATGTAAATGCGTTTTCGGGTTAGACAATTTTAAATATGTCTGGTAATTAGTTTAAGGGATATACTGGCGCTATTCAAGTATAGGTTGGTACTAATAAACACCCAGTTAAACAAATTACAGCTGATAGCTCTGGTAGTATTTTTACCCCTCGTTAGACGGGTATGCCTACTGTCGCTAATGGCTATACTGGTCGTTTTAGATATTATTACGTTGCTAGTTATGGTGAAAGTGTTAAAAATACTTTGCATAAGATTTATGAAGCAATGATATCTAATAGAGCGAATTTCGAAGAAGAGCCTATTGTAAAGTGAGGATAAATTATGGAAAAAGAAATTGTTTATAGATATATGGGTTCTAATGGTATTATTGAATCTTCTATATAGTTAGCAGGCGTGCCTATGACTAAGTTATATAGATTAATTGCGGATTACAATAAAAAATTAACGAGAGATGGAAAAGAATTCTTTTCCATCTCTCCTTTAGTTCCCGAGGATGAATTAGAAGAATGGTATGAGGTTTAAATAGGCCAGAATACATTGATTTAAATATAAAAAAAATTAGGTTAAATAGGAAAAGAAACTATTTAACCTAATTTTTTTAGAAAGGAAGAGATAGATTTGATAGTTAAAAATGATAGTGTTATCGAACAAGCTAAATGGGAAGAGCTCCAAAAGAAAATCAATACTTTAGCTAAAGATAATTCAATAAAAAACGTTAATGGAAAAATCGTTGAAATAAAATCTATTGAAGACTATTATAGTAACATTACTGGTATCGTTCAAATGAAGAAATTAGATCCATCTGTTCTTCGCGTACCTTTAGATGAGCCTATTATAAATATAAATGCTGATACTCGTCAAATTGAATTAACTAAAGAGTTTGGAAAAACGCAATTACTTACTGTTGAGAACGATCACTTAGCAGAAACAATTTATTTCCAAATTGACAGATATTTTGATTTACAAGATTTAGCGGCTGATGATATTAAAATTTATATCCAGTATTATTTAAATGATCAAGTTCAAGGTTATTCTGAAGCTATTTGTCCTGATATTGGAACTGCTGGAAAATTGATTTTTGGATGGCAAATTAGTGATGAAGTGACTAGTGAATCTGGTACTTTATAGTTTTCTATTATTTTCTTTAAAAAGAATTCAAAAGATAATAATAATTTAATGTATGTATTTAATACATTACCTGCGCAAATGATTATTAATAAGACTTTAGATATTGATGAAGATTTAATTACTGCTCAACCTGTTGATTATTTAACTGGTTATTTAGAGAGTTTAATTGATTCAAAGAAATCCGCGGGCTTTGGCGTACCTGATAATGTTGCTTTCTTGACAAGTATCTTAAATAATAAATCTGTTTATCTAACGGGTGATAAATTATATGCTTTAGCTTATAATGACACTTTA